GCAACCGGCTCTGAGCGGTCAAACTCCCATGAATCACCAAAACCGGTCTCCTCATCACCAGAATATGACACAGCATAGAAAATCTTGGGCAGCTCGTAATCGTACTTTTCAAAAATCTTGAGGATGTCGACGACTGTTGCCGCCGGAATCTTGGCCTTGATAAAACCGCCATCGATGAGGACGATTTCGTTGACAGCGCTCTCTCGCTTAATCATCTGGATGACAGACGGAGAAATCCGCACGTCTGCCGTGTTGCCGTTCTGCTCGACAACCTGTAGGCGACAGCTGCCCAGATTCTTGATGACTTTGGCTAGAGAGTAGCCGTTCTTAAATATATTGTCTAGGTCTTCCTTGCAGCAGACCTTCTTCTTGTCTTTCAGCATCTTAACATACTTGTCCATTAAGGAATTGTTCTTATCGTTTGCACTAGTACGAGGCATTTTGATTAATTACTATAAATAACTATATAGTGATTAATTTTTCAATTTTTGTGATTAAAAAAGAATAAAAATTCTGATCTGTTGTTTTAACTAAGATTTCAATTTTTGTGATTACGTTTACAATACTTTATAATTCTTATTACGTTTTGCTAACATTTCTTTAATTTCTGCTAATTCTTCTGCATTAACTTCTAATCTTGCTTTAGGTTTATTATTATTTTGTTTATTGCTGTTAACTAGTTTATTATTATTTGTTTGATTTTGTACTGGTTTATTAGATTGTTGATTATAAACAGGTTTATTATTATTTGTAGGTGGTTGAATTTTATTATTATTATTTGTTTGTGCTGGTTTTGGTTCTACTTTGATAACAGGTGATGTTGGTCTATTAACTGGTGATGTTGGTCTATTAACTGGTGATATTGGTCTATTATCTGGTGATATTGGTTTATTAACTGGTGATGTTGGTCTATTATCTGGTGATGTTGGTCTATTATCTGGTGATGTTGGTTTATTAACTGGTGATGTTGGTCTATTATCTGGTGATGTTGGTCTATCATCTGGTGATTTTATTTTATTATCATTTGTAGGTGAAACTACAGGTGGATATGATTCTAATATTTTTTGTAATAAATCTTTAATTTCACTAGAAAATTCAGGTGTAAAATTAATATTATTTTTATTTATTGTTGATTCAATAGGTTCAACTACAATTGATTGATTTGATTTAGATGGTTCTATAATTGTATTTAAATCATTAACTATTACACCTGGTGTATAAACTGGTGATGAATCAGTTGAATGATTTTCATTTATTGATGGTAATGATGTTATAATTTGTTTAATATTTGTATTATCAACAGGTGATGGTGGAATAGATATTTTTTTATTTGATGATAATATTTTTGTATTTAATAATTTACCTTTTTCTGCATCTGATAAATTTTTTGAATCAGATGGACTTAAACCAACTGCTTTTTGTAATCTAGATGATGCTTTTGTTTCTAAATTATTTACTATCTTATTTGGATCAATACCTGCTTGTTTTAATAAGTTTTGTGCAGATGACGGTAATAATGAATTTGGATCTGTAGCTAATGTTTTTGCACTGTTTAACATATCTGTACCCTTTTGTCCAAATAAAGTTCCAACAACTCCTGTTAATGCTGTCATTGCTATACCGTTATTTTTACTATCAGGTGCATCTATATCTGGCATATTTGGTCCATTTACATCTGGTCCTTCTACATCTGGTTGATTTGGTGCAGAACCAGTTGTTGTTGTAGTTGAAGATGTTGTTGAAGTTGAAAATCCTGGTAATCTTACACCTACACGATTTGCTATTAATGTTGCTATTAATAATCCTACTGTTCCCATTGATGTTGCACCTAAAATAAGAGCAACATTAGGTGATTGTGAATCTGATGCAGCTGCTCCTCCACCTGTAGCATTTTGTGTTGGTGTAATACTTGCATTTGAAAATAAAAATATTGGTGAACCAGATATACTTAATATAATACTTGGTGATAATGTAGGTGTTTTAGATACAGATGTTGATAGTGAAACAGATGATAAAACAGATGTTGAAACAGACGTTGAAACAGAAGTAGAAGGAAATATAGAAGATGTTACTGATGGTGAAATTGATGATGTTACTCCAGATGAAATTGATGGTGTTACTGAACTAGAACGTGTTTGAGATACAGTAGAAGAATAAGATATACTTGGTGAAATTGATAATGTTGCTCCAGTTGAAATTGATGGTGTTATTGAACTAGAACGTGTTTGAGACATAGTAGAAGAATATGATTTTGAAGAACTAGTTGTTTGTGATACACTAGATGTATAAGATGTACTTAATGAACTTGATGGTGTTATACTAGATGATGCAATATTAGAATTAGAAATTGATGATGTTGCAGAAATACTAGATGAAAAACTTGGAGAGATAGAAATTGATGGTGAAACTGAAACAGATTGTACTGGACCAGTATAAATTTCTAAATATGCTGTATTACTAGATGTATACCAAAATACGCTAGTTGGTGGATTTGCACTTGATGTTGTATAAAAAGAACCAGAAATTGGTGTTAAACCTCCACCAAATATATATGAACCTGAATTTCCTAATAAAAATTCTACATTTGAATTAGATGCACCATAAAATACTAATGAATATGTATTACCACCTAAAAGAGAATATGCAACAATATTACCTAAATTAGTTAAAACAACTGCTTGTTGAGAAACCCCTGGGAAGGATCCAGGGCTTGTTAACGTAATTTGTGCTGATGCAAGTACGCTACCAGTTGGTTGATTAGCTGCATTTGCTGCCATCAAACCTATTGTAAATGTTGTAGAACCAACAGAACCGGGCCAATATTGTAAAGCAATACTAGTAATTGCTGTATTTGAATAAATACTTGGTACTGTAAAACTTATTGCTTGTCCACTTGTCATTGGATTATGACAACATCCTGTCATTCCTGTAAACCATGGTGCAGGTAAAGTAGCTGTTGGTGATGGTGTTATGCTTACAGTTGGTGGAATTGATGCACTCACTGATATACTAGCAGATAAACTAGAAGATATTGATGAGCTTACTGTAGGTGTAACTGATGGTAAAGTAAGACCAAGTTGACGAATTACATTACCTTGAGAATCAGCAGTATAAATTGTATTTTTATTTGGATTATATATTAGACCAATTGGATTATTATAACTAACTTGTGTTCCTGTACCATCAATACTTTGTGTAATATTATTACCGCTTAGTGTTATTACTTGAGCATTCCATAATGTATATAAACTAATTTTACGAATTACACTTTGACCAGATACTGCTTGAGATACATATAATGCATTATGAAGTCCATCATATTCTAAATCCATTGGATTATTAAAAGATACACCTGTTCCTGAACCATCTATACTTGTACCTGCTGGTCCATTACCACCTAAAATATTTTGTGATGAACTTGCTATTCCTGGTGATGATAATTGAATATAACGAATATTATTCCAATAAGTATCTGTTACATATAAATTCATATTATTATAGCGAATACCAGTAGGTTTACCAAATTTACCTTTGTAACCACCATAAACATCTTGCCATCCTATTACACCTAATGTTCCTATTGGAGTTGTTACATTTTGAGTAGAAATATTAATTGCACGGACTGCAGCACATCCTGTATCTGCTACGTATAAAAACTGATTTACTTGATCTATTGCAATCCCTTCTGGATTTGTAAAAAGTGCATTAGTTCCAATACCATTTGCACATCCAGGACCAGATTCTGGATCTCCTGCTATATAATTAAGTTGTAAAGTAGCAAGATTAATACTTCGAATTACATTAGAATCTCTTTCAACTGCATAAAGAATATTATTAATACTATCTAATGCTAAACCTGCTGGAGAATTCATTGCTGCATTTGTACCAATACCTGTTCCTGTATCTTGAATATTCCACATACCCGCAACGCTTGTAACTATATTAGTTGTTAAATTTAATAAACGAATTTGGTCAGCTGGACTTGCTTCCGAAATATAAATACCTGAATAATCTGGTGTAAATACCATATATTGTGGTGCTGGTACACTAGCTGATGTTCCTACACCATCCATTTGTACTACATTTCCCATACCTGCAATTGTTGTAGCTTGAAAATTTAAATTTGGTAATGCAGATACCGTTGCTGATATACTTGGTGATAATGAAGCTGATAATGATTTACTAGGTGAAATTGAACGTGATGCCATTATTGATGTTGTTGGTGTTGGTGATGGTATAATTTCTGTATAAGATACAAAGAATGCAGAACCACGATTGGCAATATTTACCATATCAGCACCAATTTGGTTACCACTACCATCATAGAATGTTGCCTGACTAATTCCAGTTTGTGTAGTTGTACCAACTGCTGATGATGAGAAATCCATATAATACCAATGATTTTGTGATGAACTACCACCACATGAATTAACACCGCATGGAGAATTATACCATGATTGACCAGCTGCAGCAACTTGAACGGCTAAATCGCAATTTGGTGCACAACATGATTGAATACCTGATGTAGATAATCTAGCGGTAGATGGATTTCCATCTAATTGTATATTTGCAGGCATTGCTTGAGTACCATAAATAGCAAACGCAATTTGCTTTACTTTGAGACCAGTTGAACCTGGTGATAAACTTTGACTTAATCCAACATTTAATGCACCAGAATCTGTTCCACAACCTAATGTTGTAGCTGTGAAACCATTGTAATCATATCCTGGTGTTTGAGCATTTATTAACGGAAATAATAACCCTATAAGAATTGAAAATAAACGCATATATTATTATTAAATAATTTTATTATATATAAAGAAAATAAAATTATTATTAAATTATTAATTTGCATAAGCTAAACCTGCCATACCTGACATGACTCTAAGCACATTGTAATTAAATGCATAGATATTGAGTGTAGCTGCTGTTGGAAGATATATTGATGAAAATGTAGCTGATGCACTAATATTAGATGTTCCTAAAGCACGACCAATAGTAAGTTGTAATGTAGCATTATCAATACGAGAAAAATTACATGTTCCAGATGGCTGATGTTCTTGAGGTGTAAGTGCAAATGAATATACATTAATACCATCTGATGGTGTATTTGTAAAACATTGATATGGTTGAACATAGTTAAAATAATTACCATCACGAATATTAAAACGATCATGACCATTTAATTGGAGTAAACCAGTTAAGACAGGATTTTCACTTCTGTCTAATTGGAGACCATAATTAGTCCAATCATATACTACATAATCCCATACAGATGAACCTTGATTATTATATAATGATGTATTACGAGTAATACCAGGACTGGATGCTAAAACTATACTTTCAAGTGTAGCACAATCAAGAGATAATACATCAATTGGCATTAAACTTCCTGTAATTGTAAGATTATCTGGATTTAAAACTAACGGATCTACAAATACTGCAGCTGCATTATTAAAATATGTCAAATAATTACCAGCTAACAATGGATTAGGTAAAACAGTATTTTGTGTTGATGAACTAGGTTGAAGTGAACCACTCACAATAAGAGCATATGCAAGAATAAATCGTTTGGTAGCTAAAAGTTGCATCGCATCATGACTATCTGAATTATATGCTAAAAAACGTAAACCAGTTATCCAACGTGCTAATTGAATATCCCATGCGAGAAATTTGCATGGATGATTAAATATTAATCGTGTACGTGTTGCTGTTGTTGATATACTTTCAGATGCTGGAAATTGTACTTGTTCAATAAGATATTCGTGTGTAGCTTGTGCAAAACGTTTGCGTTCTTCTTGGTCAAGATATATATAATCAACCCATAATGATGCATATGCAACAGAAGGTATTTCTGCCCATGATGCACTTGTAATATTGGTTCCATTCCCATAATTAGTAATAATTAATTGATTTAAAGGTGCTATGTCAAATGTAATACGTACTTCATGATATTGTAAAGCAATTAATGGTATACCTAATCCATCATGTCTGCAATGAAAAAATTGGAGAGGAACATTAAGTGTATATTGTTGATTCTGATTAGGAGCATTATAACCATATTGGTCGTTAAGTGATGTCATTTCTGGTACATTACCAATCATTCTATTATAACCACGAACTTGTCCAACAAGTTGAGTAAGTTCAAACCAAATATTGAGCCAATCACCATATTGTTTATCAATTTGAGTACCACCAATTTCTAAGAAATAATCTTGAATTAAAGCATGACCTAAACGAGGTGTCCATGCCCATTGAGGTGTAAATGATTGACCACCTGGAGAAAGAGTAATTGGATTAAGTACTCCTTGATTAAGAACAACTCGAAGATACATTTTTGTTACAACATCAGCATTACGAGTTAATTGAACTGTTACACGTGTATTAAAATCAAATGTACCTGCAAATGTTTGTTCAATTGCTTCAGAAGCAAAATTTGTATATCTGCGATAAACTACTTTGAAAAATGTAATTTGTGGATTACCTGTTAAATATATATCTTGTGCACCATATGCGACAAGTTGAACTAAACCACCACCTGCCATTTTTAATCTATATATATATATGATATATTTTTTTTAAGTTGATATTTTGAAAGTAAGATTATTTTATAGTATAATATATAAAATAATAAATAAATAGTACGTCTAGTTGGAGTATGCAAGACCAGCCATACCGCTCATGACACGGAGAACGTTGTAGTTGAAAGCATAGATATTGAGTGTGGCAGCAGATGCAAGGTAGACAGATGAGAAGGTTGCAGATGAGCTAATGTTGGCTTCACCGAGAGCACGACCGAGGGTGATTTGGAGTGTGGCGTTATCAATACGGGAGAAGTTACATGTTCCGGATGGTTGATGTTCTTCAGGTGTGAGGGCAAATGAGTATACGTTAATACCATCAGAAGGTGTGTTGGTGAAGCATTGGTATGGTTGGACGTAGTTGAAGTAGTCACCATCACGGATGTTGAAACGATCATGACCGTTGAGTTGGAGTAAACCAGTTAAGAAAGGATTTTCGGTTCTGTCGAGTTGGAGACCGTAGTTATCCCATTGGTAGACGACGTAATCGTATACAGCTGAACCTTGATTGCTGAAGGTAGATGTATTACGAGTAACTGCACCAGCAGCGTTTACTGTAGCTTCGAGGGTGGCTGCATCGAGAGAGCAGACATCGAGAGGGAGTAATGTACCAGTGATGGTGATGTTATCAGGATCGAGGACGTATTGGTCAACGTAGACTGCACCAGCGTTGTTGAAGTAAGCTAACCAGATACCTGCTAAACCAGATTTAGCGGTGATTTGATTGTTTAAGAGAGGGTTAGGTTGGAGACCACCAGATGTGAGTGCTGCATAACCAAGGATGAAACGTTTAGTGGCTAAGAGTTGCATAGAAGTTGTATCATCTGAATTGTATGATAAGTAACGGAGACCAGAGGTCCAGCGGGCTAATTGGAGATTCCAGACAATGAATTTGCATGGGTGGTTGAATGTTAAGCGGGAACGTGTGGTTGTGGATGTAACAGTTTCTGGTGATGGGTATTGAACTTGTTCAATGAGGTATTCGTGGGTGGCTTGGGCGAAACGTTTGCGTTCTTCTTGATCGAGGTAGATGTAGTCGACCCAGAGAGAAGCATAGGCAACGTTAGGTGGTGTGCTTGACCAGATTGGTTGACCACCGTTGGCGTAGTTGGTTACAATTAATTGATTGAGTGGGGCAATATCGAAGGTAATACGAACTTCGTGGTATTGGAGAGCAATTAATGGTAAACCTAAGCCATCGTGTCTGCAGTGGAAGAATTGGAGAGGAACGTTGAGGACGTATTGTTGACCTTGGTTGGGTTGGAGACCAGTGTTGTTGTAGTTGAGTTGGTTTGTTAATGATGTCATGGCTGGGACGTTACCGACCATTTTGGCGTAACCACGAACTTGACCAACAGGGTGGGTGAGTTCGTACCAGATGTTGAGCCAGTCACCGTATTGTTTATCAATTTGAGTACCACCGATTTCGAGGTAGTAGTCGTTGATTAAGGCATGGCCTACATTACGTACCCAAGCCCATTGAGGGGTGAAGGATTGACCACCAGCAACAGTGACGTTGGCGAGTAAACCTTGGTTGAGGACTACACGGAGGTACATTTTGGTTACAACGTCGGCATTACGAGTTAATTGAACAGTTACACGGCTTCCAAAAGAGAATGTACCAGTGAATGTTTGTTCAATAGATTCAGATGCAAAGTTTGTGTGTCTACGGTAGACGACTTTGAAGAAAGTAATTTGTGGGTTACCAGTGAGGTAAACATCTTGGGCACCATAAGCTACGAGTTGTACTAAACCACCACCTGCCATTTTTTAAGTATATAACTATATCTCAGAAATTATTTTTAAAAATATTAACCTCAAAATAATTAAAAAATAATTAAAAACTAAATGTTTTTTTCAATATGCCCTTTTTTATTTATTTTTTTTAGTTCAGTAATTATTAGATACCAAATTTATTTATATGATTTATGGTATCTTTCCATGAGAAATATTTTATTTTATATATTTTTTAGTATGATTATTAAATATAACGCAAATTAATTATATTTTCTACTTAAATATTTTTTCTTTTGTATAACATGTCAACATTTAAAGAAAAAACAACCAAATATTCTTCTTTTGTAAATAATAAAAATAGAAAAAAACAAGCTAATATTCAAGATACTGTTGACATTTGTCATCAAAAGAATATGGAAGAATTTAATCAAAAACATGCTATGGTAGGAAAATGGAAAGCTAAAATAGAAAAATACAAAAGTGACATAGATACAATAAATGCAAATCCTCAAAATATTGAAACCGATAATAAAAAGAAATTATATCAAGAAAAAATAGAAATATTAACTAAAAATATCTCAGAAACTGAAAGTCATCATTCTGAATTAGAATATTTTTATAATACTGTTGATATTTTAGTTAATTATTACGAAGAAAATGAATCATCACCACATACTGCTAACAAAGCTTCTTTATTAAATGATTATCTTAAAATAACAAATCATACTACTAATAAATTATCTCATAATGCAATTCTAGAATGTCCTGAATGTAAAACTGAAATGACTGTTCATCAACATGATGGATTAATGGTTTGCACTGGTTGTGGTCGCTCCAACGACATTTTATTAGATACTGATAAACCTAATTACAAAGAACCTACTCAAACTAGTAAAAACTATACTGCTTATAAAAGAAAAAATCATCTTAACGAAAAAATTAATCAGTTTCAAGCTAAAGAAACAATTGATATCCCTCCTGAAATTTATGAAGAAATCAAAAGTGAAATTAAAAAATTACGCTTGTCCAATGATGATATTAATCATAAAGTTATGCGTGATATCCTTAAAAAACTTGGTCATAATAAATATTATGAACATATCACTCACATAATTTGTTTCTTAACTTGTAAATTACCTATTACTATTACACGTGAAGCTGAACATAAAATAGATATGATGTTTGAAGAAATTCAAGAACCTTTTGAACTATTCAAACCTAAAAATCGTAAGAGTTGCTTAAACTATAATTATTTAATGCACAAATTCTTTGAACTTTTAGAATTAGATGATTATCTTATTTATTTTCCTTTACTCAAAAATCGTGAAAAATTACAAGAAGTTGATATGACATGGAAACGTATTTGTGAACACTTAAACTGGGAATATTATCCATCTGTCTAAAAAATTGATAATTTTAATTTAAACATTTTAAAACTATTAAATAAAAATGAACGCCAATAAAGCAGTCGCAAATGCAATTAATGAAAAAATTCTAAAATATGTTTCTCATAAATCAAAAGTCATTGAAGAAAGAATCTATTGGGCATGTATTGATAAAGTATTTGAAGCACAACAATATGAAGATTATGATATGGATTCTAGTAATAATATTTATGTATCTTATAATCTAAAAAAAGAAGAACATATTATTAATCAACCTCATGATTCTATTTCTTGTCAAATTATTTCTGATTATCGTAAAAATTTAAAAAATAGATTAGTATCTGAAGGATTTTATGTATCATATAATGATGATGAAATTAGATTATTCTTTTCACCACCTATTATAGATAGTGATTTTGAAATTGAAGATGAAGATTTAGAAACAAATATAAATAAACTACGTTTTACTTCATAAAACTACGTCTCGTTACACTCGTTTTATGCTATTCGCATAAAATTCGCTACGCTCAGTTCGTTCCACTCACTTATTATGATTTTTATTTAATTTTTATTTAATTTTTAATAATAATATAAATTTATCTAGGGTGAGCATAGCGAACTTTGACGCAGTCAAATTTTACGAAGTAAAACGAACGTAGTGAGATGAAGCGTAAGCGTAATTTAATTAATAGTTTAAAGATTAAAATACTTTTTTTATATATGGGAAAAGGTGATTTTAAATTAGAAATAAGAGGAGATGTTGATTTTTTAACAGACTTTCCGCAGATATCATATTTTGATGTAGTCTATAAAAGATATACTAATTTTGCAACTGAAATGATTTATTTACCAATGTCAGGTTCATTAGAATTTGGAGAACAAATAACATGTATTTTACCAAAAAGTGGAGATTTAATTCATAAAATGTATTTTACTGCTACATTATCACAAGTATCTATTCCAAGAACAAATCCAATTTCACCTATTGATAGAACTACTGCTGTCGATATTTATAATGATTACTTAACTTTTTTAAATATTATTTATCCTGTTTATAGAAATATTGCATCTGAATTAAGTAATATTAATTATAGTATATCTGATATTGCTACAATTTTTAATAGTATATTAAGTAATAAAACATATGCTGTATATCCTGGTACTGCACCTTATAATGCTTTTAATGGTAGTAATATTGATTTTATTCAACAATATTCTACTGTAACTGGTTATGGTACACCTTCTTATAATCCAACATTAGCATTTAATAGTACTACAGGTGCAATTAATTTAACTATTTATAATAATTTTGTATGGGCTACTACTTACAATGATAAAATTTTATTTGAAAATACTCAAGGTTCAGCAACTATTACAAATTATAATTTTGCATGGTTGCCTAATATTGGTCATTTATTAATCAAAGATATTGAATTACAAATTGGTGGACAAAAAATAGATAAACAATTTACTGATTGGCTTAATATTTGGGAAGAATTAACAGTTAATCCATATATGCAAACTGTTTACAATAAAATGATTGGTAACGTTGAAGTTTTAACTAAATATAGTCCTGCTGGTACACCACAATATCAATTATTAATTCCATTACAATTTTTCTTTAACCGATATTTAGAATGTTCATTACCAATTATATTTTTTAGATATCATGAAGTTAAAATTATTATTACATTAAATGATTTATATAGTATTGCTAATGTTGACCCTCAATTAATTAAAGATGGTGTAAATATTGATAATTATGTAAGTATTATTGATGGAAGATTATTAACTGAATATATTTATTTAGACCAAGATGAACGTGTAAAATTTGCTACTTATTCACATGAATATTTAATTGATTATATACAAGAATATAATACTCCTATTATTAGTCAAACACAAACTATTAATTATGATTTTTATAATTCTGTAAAATCTATCTATTTTCTCATTCAAAGTTATCAATCATTAAGTTTTAATAATTATGATTATAATACAAATATAGTTGTAACTGGTACTATTACAAGTCAAACTGTAAATGGTCAAACAGTACCTATTTTTATATTAGATCAACAATATTATGATCAATTTACTATTAATTCTAATTCTGTAGGACAATTAATTACATTTTCCAAAAGTAATTTTTATACTGGAACTTATAAAATTGTTTCTATTAATAATCAACAATTCCAATTTAATTCTGTTTACTATGGTGATGATACTGCAACATTAACACAAACATTAGGAGGACCATTAGATAATTTTGTCTTATTATTTGAATCTTATCCTAGACAAAAACAATTAGATGGTAATTATATAAATACTGTTTTTCCATATGGTCATCATACATGTATTCCTAATAGTCAAGGAATTTATATGTATTTATTCTCTTTAGCACCTGAAAAATATCAACCATCTGGCTCTGCAAATCATTCTGCATTAAGATATACTGCTATGACATTAACTCTTACTGATGCATTTTGGAATTATGCAAGTCAATATAACAATAATAGTATCAATAAAGCATCATGTGTAATATATGGATTAACATATAATATTTTAAGATTATCTAATGGCATGGGTGCATTATATTTTACAGCCTAAACAATTATAATTATAATATAGTTTAATAATTTCAACAAGTTCATTATTTTCTTCATTTTCAATTCTATCTATTTGTTCTTGAATTGTTTCAATTAATTTATTTAATTTATCTTCCATATCAATATTTTTTCCATCTGGATTAAATCTTATAAATATCCATTTTCCACTATGAATCATGAATAGATCATCATATCGTATCTCTTCATCTTTACTATTATAATTATTATGTGCATTTTCATCGGTTTCAATTGCAAGTATTGTATTTCCTATTAGTTTTCTATGATCAATTCGTCTACGATGTGTACAATCACAATTTCCAGTATATAATGGTTTATCATGAATAAATCCATCAAATATATTATTAATGGCATTTCTAACTCTAATCTCTTTAGTATGAGAATAAATTACTTTACTTCGTTTATCATTTGGAAATAAATATTTAAAACAAGTAGCACAATATCCATCATATTTATTAGAACTGCCTCGAGAATCAGGCCATGTTATACAATTTGGACATCGGATACCACCACCATGTGCATTACATTTATCACTTTTACCTTGGGTACTTTTTCTACAATTATGTTCATTGCATATTTTACCACCACCATGCTCAACACATTTATCATATTTATCTCGTGCACTTTTTTTACAATCAGATATAATACATCGTAGACCACCTCCATGTGTTTTGCATTTATCATATTTATCTCTTGCACTTTTTTTACAATCAGATATTATACATCGTTTACCTCCACCATGCATCTTACATTTATCTGATTTACTTCTTGCACTATTTTTACAATCAGGTTCATTACATCGGATACCACCACCATGTAATTTACATTTATCACTTTTATCTGCTGCACTTTTTTTACAATCAGATATTATACATCGTTTACCTCCACCATGTGTCTTACATTTATCATATCCACTTCTAGCACCTTTATAACAATTAAATTCATTACATATTTTTTTTAATTTTATAAATTTATTTTTATTTTGTTCATATTTAGATTCCATATTTATTAAATAATATAACTGATATGATATATATTTATTAATATTTATATTAATTATAATTATAATTTAAAAGAATTATTATTATAATAAGTAATAATATGCCAGGTGGACTTTTACAGATTGCCGCAAATAGTGCTGCAAATTATATATTTAATGATAATGATTATAGTTTATTCAAAATTGTTTATCACAAATACACACCATTTTCAATAGAAGATTATAAATTACCTTTATCCAGTTTGAGTGATTTTGGAAAAAAAATAGAAGTTATTATTCCAAAAGTTGGTGATTTACTAACAGATATGGTATTAAATGTTGAATTACCTCAACTTACTGGTAATTATACTTTTCAAAATGGTACTGAATACTTAAATTATTTGAATAGTCAGTATACATTTGTTACCATGACTGACAAACAACAATATTATGAAAATTTATACAAAGAAAGTCTTGGTAATACATTACAAACTTATTTACTTCGTGAAACTACTTTTACTGGTTATACTGGACTATCTGGTTCAACTGGTGTTACCGGTTCAACTAATTACCAATTAATGCTACCATTATTAGATACCTCAATGTTTTTAAATTCTGGTATCACACAAAAATATTCATTAGAAAATTATTTAAATAGTCAATTTATTTATTCTGGAACTGGTTATAATACTGGTTCTACTGGTCCAAATTCTCTATATTTTGATAATAAATTTAAATTACATACTATTAATTCATTACCATATTATCAAAAAGCAACAACTACGAATATTGATTATTTAAATTATGCTTTCCAAGACAAGGAATTTTACTTTTTTATTGCAAATTTATTAAATATTAAAGAAATTGATCCTAACTATGCAATTACTTATTTTGATAAATGGCAAGATGTCTATTATAATACAGTTAATAAATATATTCTCAAAACACCTGAAATTGCTGCATTTAATCAACTTATTGTAAATATGAATACTGAAATTTTAAATTCTCAACAAATTAATGATTATGTTTTTAATTATAATAATCTTTACAATATACCCCCTTTAGATTACTTGTATAATATTGTATTACCATTAAATTTTACAACAAATTATTTTTTAACTTTTATTCAATACGAAAATGTATCTAGTCCAAATAATTATTTACTAGATTACACATCTAATTTTTTATCCATTTTTAATAGAAATTATATTTTAGTAAAACGTAGTGGTGTAATAATAGGTGCTGTTGTAATAAAAACTATTACTGATACTAATCCTGTTAGCTTAACTGTTTATCCTTTTAGAAATAATTTAACTAATAAAGTAATTAATACTAATAATGACCAATTATTTATTTATTATGGATTTAACAATACTACTTCTCAATTAGAACCAATTAATTTTGCAACTATCACCAATATTAAATTAAATATTAATAATTATCAAGAATTTACATTAGACCGTTCTGCACCTATTACAGTAAACGATGTAATTATTGTTGGAATTAATTCCGGTAAAAACCCAAATAATAATTATAATAATATTTATGGGATTTTCAAAGTTCTCCAAATTAGAAGAGGATTATCAGGCACCGATGATAGCATTACCACTAGCAACTATGATACTACTATCACTGTATTACCTCTTGATCTTGACCAATTGTATTTAACTGATACATTATTATTTGATAGTAATTCTTCTGTTACTAGTAATACATTTTATACTGATTATAATACTACAAATGCAGCAACATATAATTCAAATACTCTTGCTAATATAATTAAAAATTATGTATATTCTGATGTTAATATTAAATCAATTACTCCTACACCAATTACATCTGTTTCTGAAACATTATTAAAACAAATTATAAATTCTAATCCTGATTTTGTATTAACATCTAGCGAAGTAACTACTATTCATAATAACATTGAAACATGGTTAGAAGATAGTTATGATGTATTATTTAATTATATGAATTTAGTCTATTTTAAAACAATTATTAAAAATTCGAATAATCAAGATTATTTAAACAATATTTATTTTGCTGTTAACTATGAACAATCTAATAAATTATTTATTTTAGATGGTGTTGGTAGCACTAATTTTTCAAATATGGTAAATAATGAATTAAGATATCAACAATATTTAATAAATACAATTAATAAAAATATTACAAATAATCCTAATTACAATCCAAATTTATCATACATTAACTTTTTAACCAGTTATATTATTCAACAATATCAAAATACATCTGTTACTTTTTATAATAACTGGACATCTGATTTATTAACAATTAGCCGAAATTTAAGTGACAATTTAGTAAAAATTCTTAACTATGTTCAATATGGTGGTATTAGAAAAACTGTTTTAACTTTTAGTATTGATAATATTCCATATCCAATTAATGAAATTACACAAATGAATTTATATTATAATTTACAGCAAAATGGTAATTGGTCATTACAAAATATTACAATTCCAAATTCATTACTTACTTTAGGTACTGGAACTATTTCATTTGATATGACTTCTTTAATTTTACAATTACAAATTCCATTTAATTTACAATATATTGATTTTGGTTCTTCTTCTTACCTAAGTCCTACTAGTTCTACTAGCTTACCTCCTGTTGGTAATAGCTGTTTCTATTATTCTTATAGTAATACAGGTGGTACTGGTGCAACTGGTTGTAATATTTACAGTTTAACATCCAGTGTTGATAATTATTCAACTGATATTATTCCTGTTATTAATAATAATTCATTAATTACTACTCAATTATATGGTAATAATATTTTGTTAGATTACATTAACAATGTCAGTGAAGAAATGTTTGGTAATATGGAAAATTATGAAATTTCTAGAGCATCTATTATTAGAAATGGTGGTTCATTATATTCTCAATATCAAGAAGATACTATTGACCAAGGTACACCATTATTAGAAAACAATACATATATAATTACATATGATGCAGAGTCGTATTTTCCAAGATATTTATACAGTAAAGAAGTTCAATTATATCAAAATATTTATCAAAAAGTAAATGAATTATCTGAAAATTATGCTACTCAAGCTTCTGGTACTTCATCTATTTATTTTATGAATAATATTAATTATCCTAGAAATGATGGATACAATTATACATTAAATTCTCAAGGTAGTTTACCTTATTTGGATCCAACACAAATTCCAGTTTTCTATGAACCATATGGTTATGCATACACATTATTAGATAAGATTAATAAAAATAATTTTACAATGACACCTGGTACAGGTTCTACAGGTGCTAGTTCTGGATTTACTGGATGTACTGGATCATTTTGGAATTCATACAATTTTACAACATATTTATCAGAATTACAAGAACATACTACCAGTATGCAATCAACATATTTACAAGCATATTGGAATAGTACATTTGCAACAAGTGGTAATACCACTACAAATCAAAATGCATATCTTGCTGCATTATCTGGTAAAGATGATGGATTATTAATGTATTATATTTATAAATATTTGAATGAATTATTAACTATTTACGGTGATGCATATAATTTACCTGTAAATTTAGATGAAACATATTTTAAGACTATATATCAATTATCACCTAATTTCTTAGGTACATGCTTATTTAATGCAATGTCATTTATTTTGAATACTACATCATATCATACTATATTTAATGGAACAAGTAATTATTATCAAACATATAATAATTTAATTCAAGGTGTAACTACATTGACTAATGTATATTCACAATATTTATTATTACCACAATATATCGTAAATATTCCAGAATTTAATAATAATATTGCTACTATGATTTATGAATTTTCTAATATTTTTACAATAATTAGTAATTTATGCAGTAAATACAATATCGATATAGTATTATCACCTACAGTTACATTAAGTAATTATCCAATTATATACAAAATACACGGTAGCGGAGATTTGGTTAAAGTAGTCTTAGCTACTGACCAATATACTATTACTAGTGCTACTGGTACTACTTTTACATCTTCTTATTCATTCCCTACTGGATATAGTATTGATACTTATTACAAACAATTTAATTTATCTATTCATTATGATTATTTGAAATATTTATTCTTTGCTGGATATGGTGGTTTATTAAATGACCCATTATATACTGGTCCAACATTAGCCAATTTTTATGCAAAGATTAACAGTTGGTTACCCAGTATTACCAGTAATGATACTCCTGTATTTTATGCATATCAAATTGGTGCTTATTTACCAAATATGGAAGGTCATTTAATCCAAAGTTATCAAGCATGGATTCAAAGACAAGCACAACCATATTTCTATTATTTTAATACATTAGCTATTTATTATGACATGATGTACAGTTATTCTGGAAAATCATTCATTTCTGAATATTATTTGGGAGTGACAGGACCCAGTGGTGCTACTGGAATGTCATATAATAATCGTCCTGATATTTTCCAAGGTGAAACTGTTTATGCAACCAGAATGGCATATGGTACTCGTGATTATACTAATAGAATTTTAGGAAATAGTCCAAGATTTAATTTCTTAGACCAAAGATTATATGGTATTTTAAATAATTTTAAGCATTCGAATGCATCATCATTAACTGCATTAGATCCAATATCAGAAATTGTTATTTTGAATAATTTGAATATTAGATTTACTGATTATCAAGAATTCTTAGTTTTACTTAAATATTCAATGGATGTTACTGGTCCATATCCTAATAATGACTTATATTTACAAATTATTACACAGTTTAAGGTTAATAGTGTACCAATGACTGATATACAAATTTATAATAGTTGGGATACATATTTATTAAATTTTACATATGATTTTAGTTCTTTATTAAATGGATTAACAAATACAATTACACAATATAATCAATTATCATCTAATACATTGGACATGTCATCTCTTGGTTATGAATTATTTAATTTTATAAATACATTTTTTAATAGTAATGAAAGAAATTTTGCAGATATTAATGCATTACAATATTTGAGTAATACTAATTATCATCATATTATTAATGAATATAATACAATTTTTAGTGGATTAACTAGCTTTCCACAAAAACAAACATTAATTAATGATTTTGCATATAGAGATAATAATTATGAATTAATTACATTAAGTTTTATACCAATATCATTACAACAAATTTCTAATTTATATCAATCTGATATATCTATGTTTAAACAATTATTTACAACTATATTGAATTACAGACAAAAGAATATTTTAACACAAAGTTTAACACAAGAACAAATTATATTATACAATGACTATTATTCTGTAAATGATGTTACTTCACTAACATTTTATGATAAGTTCTTTAATTTTTCTAGCAATGTTGATTATAATTTAATTCCATTGGTATACAATGATTTATATAATATTCAAAATGCATCTCATACTGTTGTATTTCATTTGAATTTATTATATTCATATTTAAGTAATAATTCAGCCAAACCAAATATTGCTGCATATGATAATCCAAATTTACCAATTAGTTATTATTTCTTAAAATACTTATCAACTGGTAATCAATATTTCTTTAGTAATTTCCATCAATTGAAATTAGATAATACTGATTTTTTCCCTTATAAATCTGTTCCTGCACAAGTTAATACTTATTATGGTCCTACTGGTCCAACTGGTCCAGTTGGTTATAATGGTTATCCTACTCCTACTGGTGCTACTGGTTATAGACCACATTCATTTATGTATATTTTTGCATTATACCAAATACAATTTAGAAATTATAATTATGGATTTGTTGGTGATGCATTTACATATAATGATCCAGCTAGTAAAAATATTAGACATATTACTGGATTAAATACATTTAGTGGTTATACTGGAATTCAACAAGAAGTATCTACATTTGATAATATAATAATCAGTGCTGCTGCTAAAGGTAATATTGATTTTTTACAAGATGTTCCTCATCCATTCTTTATTAACAAACATATGGATAATTTATTATTTATTTATGATTTATTAAATGATTTAAATAGTGTTCCTGATGATGCACCTTTATCCTATATATTACCTAATAATGCAAATTATGAACAATTTTTAAATGAAAAACCTATTGTAACAAATTCTTTTAATCAAAATGGATTAATTAACGGTGGATATCCATATACAATTGGTATCTTATCACCATATAATTATATGGGAACTTTAACATTAGAAGATTCTACTGGTGCAATAGTAAATTGTTATATTGAAGGTAATGTAGTATTACCATCTGTAATTGCACAAATCTATTATTTCTTAATATCTGAATGTTTTATTTTAAATCAAACTGAATTAATTGCCTCTTCATATCAAAATACACCAATGTCATTAGGTAATATTTTAAGTAATGTAACTGCGGTACAATGGAAAAGTGGTTTGATTAATGTAATATGTGAATATTTATATTTAATATTAAAATCTAAAAAGATTATTTATCAAAATTCATTGTATGAAATATCATATGATGATTTATATGTAAGAATTAAAACATTTACATCAATAGATAGATTAAAAGATATTGTAGATATGTTTATAAATTCATTGGTTAATATTACAATAAATAATAATACATCACCACCTTCCTATACAGCTGTATATGAACAATTTAAACTTCCTTATGCATTTTCTTTAGATAATATTAAAACTAATATTAATTATGCAAATTATTATCGTTTAATATTTGCAATACGTCAAAGTTTAATTGGTAAATACAATAATTTTAATGAAAGAGTACAATTTCATAATAACTATGATTACTGGAAAGTAAATAATAAAATTCTTGCATCTGAATATGAATTATATATTTCTGGTCCTTCTGGTGGTACTGGTTCTGCTGGACTTACTGGTAATACTGGATGTTATTTAATTAAAGATACTGATTTTTCTACATTTGATAGTGGATACCAATATTATTATTATAACAATCATAATCAAACAATTCCTACTAATTTATTTACTACTATTGTTGATTATATAATTTTAAATATTAATAATACTATTTTTAATAGTAATGGTACAAAATTAACTAAATATAATTTCTTAAATTTCCAATATGTATATACTGGTTATAATGTTCAATTAACATTACGTAATGTATATTTTGATATTCCAATTAATACATATGATATTGAAATTAATACTGGTACTAAAACAATTAATGCTACTTTTACTGGTGTTACTGGTAGTACTGGTACAAATTTTAATTTACAATACAATGGTATGCCATTTGGTTATCAATATGAATTTTCTAATGATACTGTTAGATATCAACAATTACTATATCAAACACCAACACCAATAGATTCTAATGATATTGGTATATTAGAAAATATGTTTACAATATTCAAAGATGTACAAAATATTACAACTGATATGGGTATATTAACATCTTATAATGGTGGTCCTGTTAGTTACACTGGTTCGACTGGTACAAATAAATCATATTATAATTTTATTAATTTTCAAACATTTATTGAATCATTTATTTATTATGATTATGTTCCTGTAAATCCTCAATCAGCTGTAGTTACTGCAAATATTTCACCTATTTATGCACAATTGAATGTATCTACTACATTTACTTTTATTCTTTCTAATTGGTCTGAATTTTATGGTCAATATTTCTATGTATATGATTGCGGTGCTAATTCAGGATATATTCCTGTTCAAGCAGATGCTGTTAATAATGGTTCTAATTCTGGACAATTACAAATTGTTAATGGTGTATATAAAGGAACATTAAATATAACTTTTACTATAGGTGGTCCTCATTACATAGCTATTACAAATCAACAAATAGTAGACGGTTCTACTCCATTTGGTTCTAGTCAAGTAGCAATTGTTGCTGCAACTCCTATTTTTGTTTCTTACATTAATCAAGGATCTACTGATGCTAATTATTCAATTGTAACAGTTCCTACTACATTTAATATTACATTAACTGGTTGGCAATTATATTATCCATTTACACAATTATATTTATATTTCACATTTGATGCTGCTAATTTCTTTAATGCTGAATATGATGGTATTACTTTTAGTCCTATTGGTAATGGTCCATTTCCCATTCAATATAATTCAACTAATAATACATATTATATTACTGCAACTTTAATATTTAATCCATGGTGGTATACTACAAGTTCTAATAGTTATGACCGTATATATATTTATGTATCTGATGTATCTAGTAGTAGCAGTAGTTTTAGTAATGCTCAAATATTTTTTCCAGTTAACAATGTAACTGCAGGTTCTATTAATTTAATTGACAATACACCTGAAATTTCTATTCATAATGATGTATTTTCATCATCAAAACTTGGTAATTTATATGATATAGATGGTAACGTAAATCCATCTGCCTATGTATATTTAGATGAACAATTTACAGTTCAATTACCAAACTGGCAACCATATTATCAAATTAATCAATTATATGTATATTTTGGCACTGGTCCCAGTGGTGCATATTTAGAAAATGACCAACAAAATTTATATACACCATTAGCAGGTAGTCCATTTGCATTAACTGGTATATCTGGTCCTACAGGTCCTTATGAAATGACTATTAATACAAATTTTAATAATTTAAATAATTACTATTTATACTTAACATATAATCCAATTTGTGGTCCAACTGGCTATACTGGATATACTGGTTTTACTGGTACTACTGGTCCAAGTGGTGCTACTGGTTTAACTGGATATACTGGTTTAACTGGAACAGAAGGAATTAATGGATATAATTATAATAAAGGTACCTTAGTATTTGCACAAAATACAAATCCAAATACAGGAAATCCTAATATTTTACCAATGAATTCAACTATAGCTACTAATTTAATAGGTGGTCAATGGACTACTATTTCAAGTAATTTTGGATATGGATTAGACCAAAATAGTTATTTTGGAACACAAAATGGTCAAGTTGGTACTGCTACTTATATTAATGGTGGATATGTAAATGGTGTATTTGAAACTATATTGACTATTGATGGTTTTAATAATTATACTGGTGATTATGTATCATTACAATTAATATGTAATGGATTAACATATACAATTACAAATACAATAGTTGATAGTTCAATTAATGGATTACTTACAATAGATAATGGTACATCAACTGTTTATTCAGTATCTACACCTGCATATAATCCTGGAATTAATTGGGTATATGTTCGCATTGTTAGAACAATTGACAAAGGATTTTTATTTTATTGGTCAAATCAACCTTTAACAAGTGCATCAGTTCCTGTATATATTAGTCCTATTGGTGAATGTACTGATTCTTTAGTATTTAATACCAATCCAACTTATGGTAATTCTCCAATTCATGTTGGTTTTTATACATTTAATGCATATATTTTAACAGAATCTCAACAATATGGATTATCACCAGTTAATTTTGTATTAAATGATCCGACACCTAATATAATTGATGTAATACAAGCTACTGGTTTAACTGGTACATCTAATACTTATGTAGGACTTGTTGGTCAATCTACTGAAATACAAATAAATTTACCCAATTGGCAAACATATTATTCTGATATTGGAATTAATCAATTATATATGTATACTACTGGTAATGGTTCTACTGGAACATGGTCAAGTTATTTCCCAATTAATGGTGTAGAAGCACCTGTTCCTATTACAACTCCAGATAATATAAATTATTATGCAACATTTAATGCAACATTTGATTCAAGTTATATTGGTATACCACAATACATGTATTTAACATATAATCCTATTTATGGTGCAGGTGTTACAGGTGCTGCTATTCCATATAATCAAGGTACATTAAGTTTAGAAGTAAGCTTACCTGATTATTCTGCTCCTGGTTATTTGGATATAGTGAATCCATTAGTAGCTGGATTTACTGGTCCTGCTGGTCCTACTGGTACATTAAACTTAGAAACATATGTAAATAATACAATTAATATGTATCTTCAAAATTATTCACCCAATTATGCTATAAACGGTTCTACATTATACATTAATTTTTCTGATGACACTAATATTTATTATACAGACCCAACTACGTTTACAACAGGACCAAGTGGAACTGCAAATATATCATATGGTCCATTTTTATACACCTATGGAAGCAATCCTACATTATATTTAGGTATGTATAATCCAAGTACAAATGGTCCCGGTCCAAATATATATATATCTAATAATCCAACATATGGTTCTGGTTCACTAAATGCAAATGTTGGTTATTTAACTGATGTAATTGGTCCAATTAATTCAACTATATTTCCTACTGTATACAGTCAAAGTGGTGGTGTTGTTACATTTGATATTAGTTTGGTTAACTGGGATTGGACATATATTTCATCTGGTAATATTGTAGTCAATCAAGTATTCATATTCTTATCTGGTAATACATATAGTAATACACTTACATTAGGACCTTATACAATTCCATCACTTTCAGGTGGAACTGTTGGTGCTGATTTATTATTTACTATTAATCCTGGTGATTTATCCAGTTTAATAAATGATACATATACTGTTTACATTACAGATTCACCACCACCATTACCAACACCAGGAAGACCACCTTCTACAGGATATCTATGCCAAGCATTAAATAATACACTTGTAATTACTTCTTAATTAATTTAATTTTTAATATAAATAAATTATTCTAATATTAATTCAATGACAACTAATATTACGAATAATGCTGGGTATTTAATAAAACTACTCAGCCCTAATCAAATTAATACGTTCAATGATTTCCTACTAGAATTTAATATATATGCAAATAGTTTTAATAATAATGATATATTAACAGTAACTTTACATTCAGATAATTATGTAACTGGTCGCTCGTATGTTGTTACTGATAATTTAAAATATGATAGTAATCAAATTAATTATAAATTATCATCTAATAATCAAATATTTACTAATTTATCTACACGTGTTGATGGTGAATATTATTTAATTATTTCTTCTGTTGATAAAATATATACATCAGATCCAAATAAATATGTTTATATTACTAGCAATCAAGATAATAATGTAATATTTAATATTAATAAAGATAGTTTATCATATAATGTTACCAAAAATACAAATTTACTATTAAATTTTACTGCTTCGGGATTCTATCTTGGTTCTACTTTTAATATAAAAATTGGTGATATATATCAATCTCCACAAATTCCTGTTACTAAAAGTAGTTCTTATGAATTAATATTAACTATTCCAAATAATGCTATTAATAAAAATTATAATGCTGTTCTCACTCATGATTCTGGTCATATAATGGATATTGTATCAGATATTAAAGTAAATACTTTCACTCCAAATACAAATATTTTACCTTGTACTGGTTTCAATAGTATACCGTTTAATCAAAATCCTTCTACTATTTCATTAATAAATACTAGTAAAACAATACCTTTACCACCTGAAGTTATTGGATTAAATTTAAATATTATTCATAATAATACATCTTATAATGGTAATATTAATGTAAAAAATTTTAATAAAAATTCATTAATTGTTAATTCTGATAGTAATAATACTAAATTTAATATAAATAATCATCGAATTTTTGATAATCAATTATTGTATAATGCTTTTACTAATCAAGAAATTACTCAAGTAAATCAACCTAATCAAATTAGTATTACCTATATATATCATGATAGTTATTTGATTAATTTAAACAATGTTAAAACATATCATATTAAAAATGATAAAGTAATTATTGATAAACAATTAGATGTGTATACTGGAAATAATAGTGATGGATTAAATTTAAAATTATATGGTACTTTTCCAATTGTAAATAATTCAAATGAAAAATACTTATCATTAAATACAAACACTTTTAATTTAACAGGTGAATTACATTTTTATGTAAAAAATTCACAAGAAATTCTTAACTATATGGGTTTAATTAATCTAGCTGATAAACTTGATAATTCACCCATCGATAATAATGTATTAACAAATATTAAAAATACAGAATATTTAATTAAAATATTAAGCCCTAATCTTATTGTTACTTCAGATGATAATTTTATAATAAATTTTAATATATATGAAAATGCTTTTGATAACAATGATTTATTAACAGTAGCTTTACATACTGATAAATTTACTACTACCAGAACATTTATTGTTGCAGAGAATGTAATTTATGATAAAAATCAATTAACATATTCTTTATCCAATAAAACAAGTATATTTAATATCTTATCTACTGGTATTGATAATGGTTATTATTTAATGATTAAATCTACAAATAAAATACTTACATCTGATCCGACTAAGTATATTTATATTTGCAATAATCAAAATAATCAAGAATTAGTATTTAAAATTAATCAAAATAATTTATCATATAATACAACACAAAATTCTGAATTACTAATAAAATATTTTGTCAATGGATTACGTAAAAATTCAATATTTAGTCTTAGCATTAATGGATTATGCCAGTATGAATCAATTCAATATACTAAACCTGGATTATATTATCAAACAATTGAAATACCAGAATATGCTGAAAATAAAAATTACAATATTCAATTAAATCATGAAAATGGATTCATAATGGATCTTGTATCTGAAATTAAAGTAAATACTTGTAAATTATCTAATAATATTATTCCAAATTACGGATATAACGGACATTCATTTAATCAAGATAATTGTAATAATACTTATAAAAATACAATTCAAAATTTATCATTACCATTGCATATCAATAGTGTAGAATTAAGTATTATTCATGATAATATATTATATAGTGGTAATTTAAAAGTTAAAAGTGGTAGTGTAGTTTCATTTGAAACTGGAGAAAATACATTATTATCTGTTAATAATCTTAATATTTTTAGTAATAGATTATTGTTTAATGCACTAGGTAATATGTCTATTGTTAAAAATGTTAATAAATCAAATGAAATTAATATTGTATATAATGCAAATGATAGTTATATTATAAATTTAAAAGATATTAATTTGTATCATGTTAATAACAATAATATATTAATTGATAAATATTTGCATGTTTATACATCATATAATTCAGATGGAATGAATTTAGAATTTTATAAGACACTTGCTGTTCAAGAAGATAAAAATGGTAAATATTTAATATTAGGAACAAATAAATTTAATTTTTCCGGTGAATTACATTTCTATATTAAAAATTCATTATTATCTACTAATGCATATTATATTGGTTCTATTAATATTACTGATATTTTACCGGATTGTGTATATGATGATAATTCAAATAATCTTATAATTAATAATCATCACAAATTTTCTATTAATAATTATACAATTCATGTTGTTGATTCTGATAGAACTAATCCAAAATATACAAGTATTGTTTCACATAATAATGGTATAATTAATTTAAATTATTTAACTAATTTTGATGTAAATAATAAATATATTAAAATACATGGTGTTAATAATAATATTGCTGTAAATAAGATTATTAAAACACCAATTAAATCTAGTTATGAATCATTTGCTAATATTAAACCAACAATAAATAAACAAGTTCCATCTATTCCTTTACCAGTTAAATCAAGTTTAACTATAAATCATAATTTAAGTAAATTAACAACACCATCTAATAAATCTATAAAATATCTTGATGTTGTTCCTACATCTAGTAAATCATTAGTATCTTCTTTTTTAAATTATAGAGATAATAAAAAATCTAATTTTTCATTGAGCTTAGATAGTTCTGGTCCTACTGGTCCAGCAAGTCCTGCTAAATTAGCAAAATTAAGTAATTTTTCTATACCTTCTTACAATTATTCAGGAACTGGTACTATTAAAACTGGATTCCAAACTTTTTTAGTATCGAATACCTTTGGTACTTTTCCAACTTTAACTGCAAATACTCCTATTCAAATTATATATGATCAGTATAATTACATGATTGGATTAGTAACGTATATAGATGCTATTAGTATAATTGTAGATGTAGTTAGTATTGTAGGTTCTGGTATTTATACAAGTTGGATTTTTTCTATTTATGGTAATTTATTACAGCAATATACTATGGCACCAGGAAATTTACAAATTAATACTGCTAATGGTACATTTGATAGTATTCAAGGAGCGTTACCTACATTAACCGTAGGAAATACTATTATAATTTATTCATACAATGCTAACTATATGATTGGTACAGTTACTTCTATAACAAATCCACTTACAATACCAATTTATAATATTAATGTCACATATGTATCTGGTAATGGAACTTATAGTAATTGGGTGGTAAGTATTGCAGGTAATTTAATTCAAACGTTTGATATTATAAATAATGGATTATTAGTTATATATGATTCTGGTGCTACTCAATCTATTGGAAATCTTCCTACATTAGCGGTAGGTAATACAGTAAAAATTGAATCTGTTTTAAATAATACATTTGATTACATGTATGGAACAGTTGATTCTATTAGTGATATTATTACTACTCAGTATAATATTATCATATCATCTGGTGTGATAGCTGGTACATATTATAATTGGAATGTAAGTTTGTATCCTGGACCAACTGGTTCTACTGGTTCTACTGGTTCCACTGGCTCAACTGGCTCAACAGGTTCTAGTTATATTGGTGTATATACTACATTTGATGTAACTAGTAAAACTACACCATCATATTTCTTACAGTCTTATGGATTATATACATATAATAATATGCCAACATTTGGTTCACAATATAATAATTACGATGGGTATTTAATATTACAATCGGATCCTTTATCAAATGGTGTTTCTCAAAATGCAAATACATTAAATTTATTTATTTCTGATATTTTGGGACAACTCGCTAACAAAAATATAAATGTATTAAATGTTCCCACCCAATTTCAATATACATTTTTAGGTCAAAATTTCGTCGCAGCAACACACACGTTTGAATATTATAATAATACAATATTAAATAATAAAGAAATTAATGTTCAAGCATCATTGTGTTTAGATACTGTTAGAGACAATCAATTAATTACGAATACAACAACTATTCAAAATAACTTTTTACAATCTTATAATAATGAAGTTAGAAATTATACAGGACAAAATGCAGTGAATAATGAAATTGCAGTTGTAAGTACTTTGATTAAAAATCCTGCAAGATATGCATGGATTGAAGATATGGGACGTTATATTACACAATATGTTGAATTATATATTAATACTACTTCTATCGAAAAATTAACGGCTGATTTTATAAATGTAATGGCACAATCATTTACACCTGTTGGTCAAATAAAAGGAACATATATAATGACTGGTAATGTACCTCAATTAACTGCTTTTAATAATAATGTAAAACCACCATATACATTAAATAATGTATTACCATTTTATTTTAATAGATATAAAAATGCTGGATTAAGTATTCCATTAATTGCATTATTACATTCTGATGTAAAATTAGTCATTCAAATGGAGAAATTAGAAAATTTAGTTATTATGGACCCATTAACTGCTATTGCTGTCAGTGGTAAACCCAAATTGAGTTTAGCATTAAAATATATTTATTTAGATAAAAAGGAAAGAGATATTTTTGCTAAAAGTAAACATGAATATTTAATCGAACAAGAAAATTATCGTTCATATTACAATAATACTTCACATTTCTCAACTAAGATTAATTTAGCAAATCCAGTTAAAGATATATATTGGTATGCACAACCATTAATTAATATTCAAAATAAACAATATTTTAACTATACAGAATCTAAATTTTACAAAGTATTATCTAACTATGATAGATATGATGAAGTAAATCCAGTTACTACATTATCTAGAACATATTGGAAAACACTATACGCTGCAAATCCAAGTTTAGCTTATATACCTGCTGTTGCTAATGGTTTAGTAACTACTTATCCATACCCAAGTAAATCACCTATTAATAATACTGAATTAAGATTAAATGGACAACAAAGATTTAACTTAACGAGAGACCAAACAACTGGTATGAATTATTATTTATATCCAAATATTCCTGTATCTGGTATTCATGTCTATAGTTTCTGTAGACATCCAGATGAATACCAACCTTCTGGTTCTTGTAATTTTTCTATTTTAGGAGATGCATATTTTACTGTAGAAACAGATCCTATACCATATAACCTTAACATAATTGCTAGAAGTTATAATTTATTAAGAATTATGGGAGGACAGGCAGGTTTGGCATTTGAAATTTAATTTATTTTTAAAGATAAAGAAAAATAAATTAATTAATATTATGGTAAACGGTCAAGTTCAATTAGTGGCCTATGGCGAACAAGATATATATTTAACTAGCAAACCAGAAATTACTTTTTTTCATGCTACTTATCAAAGGTATTCTAATTTTTCTTATGAATCTATCCCGCAGTATTTTAATTTAACTCCAAATTTTGGTAATAAAGTTTCTGTTGTTTTATCAAAAAACGGTGATATGATGGGGAAGATATATTTATATGTAGAGCTGCCGGCAATACCGGCGACGTTTAATGGTGTTAGTGTATTGAGTGCTTGGAATAAAAAAATTGGTTTTGCTTTAATAAATTATATTGAATTTGAAATAGGGGGTAGAGTTATTGATAGACAATATGGTGATTGGATGAATATTTGGTTTGAATTAACTAGAATTAATTATATTGAACATATTATTGGTAATAGACCAGAAATATTTACATTAACTGCTGGTAAACCTGCATATATATTATGGATTCCATTATTATTTGGATTTTGTAGACAAATGTTACCATTACCATTAATATCTATGTATCATTCTGATGTTAAAATTAATGTACAATTTAATCCATTAAATGAATGTTTAATTTACGGTCCAACAAATAGTATTACTGTATCAAGTAATGTAGTCAACTATCAATTTGGTGAAATTATTCAACAAACACAAGGTAATAATATTGTATATAATAAATTTATTTCATTTAATGCTGTAACACAAACACTAAATTATATTAGAATTAATAATAGTGCAAGTTTTTTAACTACATCTGGAACAAATGGTCCGATTATTGGTGTAGATACAAATTACTCTACAAATGTTGTTGGTACTGAAACTGCATATATTAGTAAATCAACTACATTAAGTTTCTTGAATAATCTTACATTAAATTCTAGTTATTTATATGTTGATTATTTCTTCCTTGGTGATCAAGAAAAATTAAAATTTTCTAGAGCTTCATTAGAAATATTGTTTGAATATTGCCAATATGATACTGAAAGAGTATTGTATAATTCTGCTAATCAAATTAAATTAGGATTTATTCATCCAACCAAAGAATTATTTTTTAGAGTACAACCACAATATCTTGTAACTGGTGGCTTACGTGATGTATTTAATTACACTGATGGTGTATTAACCACTAGTAAAACATTAATTCAACAAGCAGCATTATTATTAAATGGTAAAGATAGAGTTAGTATGAGACCATCTAATTATTTTGAATTATTAGAAGTATTTCGTGGTCATTCTAATTCTCCTCAACCAGGTATATTAGTGTTTTCATTTGCTTTTGCTCCTGAAGATTATCAACCATCTGGTGCTTGTAATTTTAGCAGAATTGATGATATAGTTCTACAATTAATATTAAGTAGAAGTGTATCTTACACAAATCCTGCATTAGTTAGAGTATATTCTAATTCATATAACGTGCTTAAGATTGAAAATGGTAGAGCACGAGTTGTTTTCGATAATTAATTATTCATCCATTTGTTTTAAAATCTTTTTAAATGTATCAGTTGTAAAATATTCACGTTCTTGGAACGGTGTAAATTTTTTCATTGGTTGAGAGTTAGCACCACCAGATTGTGTTTTTGTGTTTAAAAGATTATCCAATTCCATTTTAATATTTGGATTTTCTTTAACTTCTGCAATATTTTCTGTTAATATTAAGTATTTTTCAATATCTTTTACTAAGTTAATAATATTATTATTTATTACACCATATTTATCAATTAAAATATTATTGTCTTTTAATGTTTCTTTAATATGTTCAACAGTAACTGGTTTTTGAATATTTTGTGGAAATTGGTCATTTATCTTCTTATAATTATTAAATATTGTATATAAATCTACTAATTTCTTTTCAATATCTTGTAATGTTTCAAGGTCTTTTTTCATTTTATCAAATTCTGGTTTATCTAAATCTTGGTCATGTGCTTTTAAATAATCTGTCATCATTCTTAAAAATTTAGTATATTGTCTTGATGTAAAACATGATTCTATTAATTGTGATTGGTCTGGTTTTGATTTTAATAAAACATATTCAGTTTGACCACCGCTTTGAATATTTAATAATACTTTGAATAAATCTATTAATTTAATTGCTTCTTCTCTTGTAGGATATTTAATATATTGTATTGGTTCATATCCTTGTTGAGGTGGTGGTAATGGTTCATTTGCATTTACAATAATATATTTGGAAACATCAATCTTTTTATTTTGTAATTTACTATATCTATTTTCAAAATATGATTGTAATTTATCTGTAAAATTTAATGGTTTTGCATTACCAATTTTAGTAATGACTCTTATTTCTGGGAATACATTATTATCTCTATCTCTATTTTTAAAGTTTAATACACTAGCATATTCATTTGTAAATTTTATTACATCATCTAAGTTATCAAATTGTTGAATTTTTTCTAATTTAAATATTGCAATTCCAAAATCATTATCTACTATTACTTTCTTTGCAATATTTAAAGTTAATAATGTATCTACCCATTGATTTGCTCTTTGAATTATTTGTTTTGTTCTTTGTTTTTTAATATCCGAAGTAATTGCTGGATCTTTAATTCCAGTTTCATAATCATCAATTTCTTTTTTTATTTTATCTACTTCTGGTGATGATGCACCACCTTTTTGTTTCTTTTGTTTTCTAAGATATTCAGATAATCGTCTAATCTTGTCATTAATTTCTTCTTCAACAATTTTATCTTTTTGTTTACTTTTTCCACCCATTTGTGATGGTTTAGATACGTTAATCATATATTTATTTAATAGTTCAAATGTAATATTATTTTGATTTCTCATTTTTAAATTATACATTAATTTTTTAATATTATTAACTTTAATATTGAATTCATCTATTTGTTCACTTGATATATTTTTATCTCTTTTGACAATATCATAAAAATTATATCTGAATTCTTGAGGTATACTATTTATTGCATCTGAACTAATAACATCAAAAATAGATTCATATTTTTTCTCAATAAAGTCATAATATTTTAAAGCAGCTTCAATTAAAATAAGTTCATCCATATTTAATACTTTGGGTATTGATTCATTATTAATTGTTTCTATATCATTATTATAATAATATGTCATTATTTCTGATTGTTGATCAGATACATTTAATAATTTTGTTATTTTATCAATAGATATATTTATACCAATTAGACTTGAGCCGCCGGTCATTGATATTGCAAAACTTTTTAAACTACTTGATGGTTTTAATGGAACTCTATTAATTCTTGTAGTAAGAGGTGCAGTTAATAATTTTGGTCCTTGTAGTGTTTGAGTAATGGGTTGTGTTGGTTGTATTGGTGTAGGTTGTATTGGTTGTGAAATTTCAGGTTCTGATTTTAATAATTCATTTAATTGTTCTAAAATAGAATCTGAATCTATTTCTGATTTTACTACATTATTTGTAATAGGATTTGAACATGAATCTTTAATTTTTTTAAGTTCATTTTCAGTTAATATTTGTTGTAATTCTACTAAATTTAGATTTTTACAATCTATGTCACAAATATCTAATAATGAATACTCCATGTTTTTGTAATAGAAAAATAAATAAAATATTTTAATTTTTATTTATTCAGTAAATATTTAATGTTTGAGGGCATTGTGTAAGCCACCGGAGAGGGCGACTTGTTTTGATTTCATGAGTAATTCTTCAAGTGCATCGTGAATTCTGGATAATTTATCCCAACCTCTGGAAACTTTAGCAGCTTTTTCGTTAATTTCTTGTCCAGCTTTGGCTAATGCTTCGTAATCAGAAGATTTAAATTCTACACCTTGGGCATATGGTGCTGTTGATAAGGCTAAGAGAGCATTTTGGAGTTTTGTTTGTGCAGTAACGAGAGTTGTAATATCATCTCCGAGTTTTTTTGCTACTGCAACTGGTGATGTTGCACCAGTTATTGTATTTAAATCTTTACCTGAGTTACGTTTAAATTGTTCTTCCATTGATGCAAATTTTGCAACAAGATTAGCAACTGATTTATCATCACCACCATACATTGCAAAAGGTGCAGAACCACCGTTCATGACTGCAGATGGGTATAAAGGAGCATGAGCTGATGCAGAACCACCTCTCATTGCTGGATTAGATACTGCTACAGTGTATTTAACAGGAATCATACTAGCAAGTACTGTTCCATATGGTGCAGATTCAACAGATTTTCTGGGTGTACCAGATGGGAATGGTAATGCAGCTAATAAACCAGGGGCTTTTTTAATGTCCATAAATGCAGCTTGACCTTCAGCTACGGCACTTTCTACCATTTTATCTTGTACCATTTTTACTCTTGCATCATAGTTTGCTCTACCTAAAGCACTAACTTCGCTAAAAGGTGATGTATTTAACCATCTATCTAATGACATTTGGCTTACGTGTGTATCATTTACAGCATGTGTAATTACTTCGGCATCTGTAGTACCACCTGCACCTGATGGAAGTTTAGTACCCATGTGAGCACCGACTACACCTTGAACTAAATGTTGTAAAATTTCTTTGCATGTTGGAAGATAGTATACTCTGTAGCCTTTGTATTCAGCTACATTTTTTTTCTTTGAAAGTTGTGTTACAAAGTCTCTTAATGCGGCTTTATCTGTATTACCTGCAAAAAGTTGGTTAATTGGTGCATCAGCTGTATATGTAACTTCTGCACCTGGTGTTGCAAAAATTGGAACAGCAGTAGTATCTGAAGTAAATTTGCCTAAGTTGTTAAGAACTTCCTTTAATGTTGTGGCCATCTCTTATATATTTAAGATTTAGAAAATATTTTACCAATTTCTAAATATAATTATAATTATTAAATCCCTAAACTTTTTCCTAATTTAATTGTTTTTTTAATCCATTCTTCATCACTGTATTTATTAATTTGTAAATCATCATTTTTATATTGAACACCATATAAAGCACCACAAATAGTACCTAAAACAGCATTATCAGTAGGACCTAAAACTCCAACTATAACCATTGTTTGCCAATGTTTGTCTGATAATAATAATGCATCATATGCAACCATAATTGCTTCATCTGCTCTTAATCCATATACAAATTCTGATTGATTTTCATTAATATAATAATAAACAGTTGATTTATAAGCAGGTGCATATTTATTTCCATCAACTATATATTTAGAACTATTACCTTTTTGATTAAAATTATCATTTAAATATTGTTTCCACATACTCAAATAATCTTCTTTATCCGTAAAAAATTGTTCATCATATAATTTCATTTCTTTTATTATTACATCAAATTCATTACTAGATAAATAATCAACTATCTTATATCCCCATTTTTCTATATCTACTTTATTTAAACTATATGTTATAAATATGCCTAATGTAATTGCACTTAAAAATGTTGAATTGTTATAATGTGTTAACTTCATATTCATTATAATTTCTTTTATTAACTTTTCTTGTTCATCTTTTTTATAATATATTAATCCATATGGTATTGCTCTTATTATTGCCATAGAATCATTATCCTCTGTTGAAAATACGGATTCTCTATTATTTTTTAAATTTTTTAATGCCATATAATTTTTATTATTAATTCCAAGTGATTCATATAATTTTTTTTCTGTAAACATATCAAATATCTTAACATATTCTTTATTACAATTGTTATTTTTTAATCCTTTAATTGTTGCAAATAATATTAATGAATTAAATGAATATTTATTATCATATACAGCATATGTACCACCATTACCTATAAATTTAAAAAATTGTTTGAGTGCATTATATTTTCCTTCATCTGTAAATGAATTACCAAAAGATTGTTTTAACGGTCTTCTTTCATTTTTTTTAGTATATTCTTTATATTTATAACCAATAATATCTCCTAAAACACTCATTATTAATGTTTCCATTTTAACTTAAAATATAAAAAGATTAAATTATTATATTATATTTATATTAAAATGTCCCTCTCTGTAAATGATTATATCAAATATGACTTGTATAATGTATTTCTCATGACTAAGAAAAACTTTAATGTAAATTCATTACGTAAAGCCTATCAACGACAAGTAATGATTTATCATCCTGATAAAAGAACTCCTGATACTACACCTGAAGAAAAACAAGAATTAGATACTACTTTTTATTTAATTAATAATGCATATACTATTTTATCTAATGATGAACTTAGAAAAACATATGATAAACTACGTGAATTGGAAGAAAATGAAGAAAAAAACTTTGTTAGTTTAAAATCTCAATACAAAAAGGAAGTTTTAGATTCTAAACCTGATCCTGAACTCGAAAAAAAGAAAGCACTAGCTGCTGAATCCTTTCAAGAACGTATGGATAGAATGAATCGTGAAAAAGAACAATTAGCAACATCTGGTGTATCTACTTATAATAATGAAGATATTTTTGTCCATCATCGTGATATTTCAGGTAGTATTAATAAGAATTTAAGTAATTTTCAATCTAGTCGTGAAAAAGATAATAAAGAAATTGTCGAACATTGGAAATCAACTAGTAAAGATGAAATTGAAGAATTTTTACGCTCTCAAAAAATAAATCCAGCTGATAATTTTAAATCTGAATATTCAAATATTAATTTTAAGCGTAATGAAAAAATTGAAGCTACTAATAAAGAATATGATGGATTAGTTAATGATATGGGTGGTAAATATGCAACATTAGATGAAGCATTTGGATTATAATATTATTTTAATAACAATTAACTTATTAAAATAAAATTAAGCTATATAATCGATACCTTTATTAACTGTATATATATCATCTTCATTAGTTTCTATAATTTCTTTTATTTCTGTTTCTTCTGGTGTTTCTTCAGGTGATATTTCAGGTGACGCTTCTGGTGATATTTCAGGTGACCCTTCAGGTGAATCTTCTTTGTTTTCTAGAAAATATTGTATTGCACTTTCATACCCATGTTGTATTCTTTTCTCTCTCTCTTCATGAGTAATATGAGTATTAATTAATTCTAATGCATTATGAGTTTTAATATTAATAGTATATTGATTATATGTTTCTACTTTATGCATTACATGCCAATTATATGTTAATTCTATCATTTTAGTACAATAATTTAAAAAATCTATATTTAAATCAATATTATCAATATCATTTATCATATTAATACCTATCAAAGAATCATCCTTGAATAATTGTATTGGATAATTATCAAATATTCCACCATCAACTAAAAATTGTTCATTATGAATAATTGGCTGATATAAAAATGGTAATGCAGTTGTTATTAATAATCCTTTCCATACTTCCATATCTGGATATGTTTCATAATTCAGTATTTCTAATTTATTTAATGTTAAATTAGCAGCAATAAAATTTATTTTTTTATTTGTTAGTTCATATAATTGCTTAAATGTAATATCTGAATTAATATTCTTTCTCATTAAAAATTGCTGTATTAATAATTTTTTTATTTCACCATTATCTAATCCTTTGTTTTCTAATAAATAATCCAAGTGCGGATCCAATAGTTTTTCAAAATTAAATTCTAATATAAATAATTCTATATCTTTAGGTGTGTATCCTATTGAAAACATGGTACTTAATAATCCACCTGCTGATACTCCAATATATTCTGTAATATTTTTTAAAATATTAATTTCCTCTAAATATTTAATTGCACCATATATATAAAAAAATTTAAAACCTCCTCCACAGATTAGTAATTTAGTAATGTTGCGTTTAGTCATTTTCCTTAATTACTAAATCAGAAATTAGAATTACTAAAATACCGTATAAAATTATAATTAATATATTCTTTTGACTGGGTGTAATATTATCAAATGTTTCTTTAAGACTTTCAGCTGAAAATTGTTCAACAATACTGTTATAGTTTGCATCTTGAAAATTTTCTATTTCTTTTTGTGTAGAATCATATGAAAAATATTCTTTTTTTCTTGAAGCTAAAACTTTATTTCTACATGTTGCACATTTACTTAAATGATCATCTATTAAATCACATGCTTTAAGATTACCATTATATCTCTTTTTTACTGGTTGAAAAGATTCTCTAATAGGTTTTTTTACTTCATTCGAATCAATTGATAAGATATTTTCTTTTGGTTTTGTGTAATTATAGCGTTTTTCAAGTGGAACTGATTGAATATCATTTTTTGATGGTGGAATACCCCAAGCATCTTCTAAAGTAGAATAATTTAATCTACTGTTCATATTTAATTTTATAATTACTATTATTAAAGATTTTTAATCTATATAAATAATATAAAATGAGCGACTTAGTAAATACTGCAAAAGATGCAACTTCAAATGTTGTCAATGGTACTTCTGAATTAGTTGGTTCTACAGTAAATGACTTTATGGTAGCAATTAATAATCTTTTACTCAAAGTAACTTCTAATCAATACTTATCTACATTCATTATTTTATTCTTTGTTGCATATGGTAGTGCATTAGGTTCCGGTAATAAACCACCTAAATTCGTTGTAGATTTATTTAAAAATCCTGTAACACGTATTGTTTTATTAACAATTATTGCATTTGAAATTAATAAAGATTTAACAATGTCTGTTGTTTTAGCATTAGCATTCTACTTAACACAACAATATGTTTTCCAACAAGAATCATTTGACCAAATTAAAAATTTAGAAACTCTCCAAAACAGATATTATTTAAATAAAGAAAAAACAATTAAATCAAATTAATCATTTATATACATCTTAATATAAACGATTATACGTTAAAATTATTAATTTAGTTTCTAGTTAACATTATGAGCAATATTAAACCCAAAGTTGAACTTAACACCAGCACAGATTTAGGCTTTGAATTACTTGCAGATCCTACTAAAATTAAACCTCAAAAGAAAAATATTAGTTTAACACATATTTCTGAAACAGAAGATGGTGATTCTCATGTTGTTGATAAAGTAGATAGTCAATCAGATTCTATTTCCAGAGATTCAAAATCATCTAGAACTGATTCAGATATTAGCAGAACATCTAGAGGTTCTAGAGGTTCAAAATCATCTAAAAGAAGTTATGTAGCTAGTAAATCTATACCATTTAGTGGTGGTGATAATAGTGCACCTGCTGCAAAACCTAACTTTTTTTCAAACTTTTTTGGTAGTAGTATTCCAAAACCAGCTGAAACTGCTGCACCTGCACCAAGTTATAGTTTTCCATCTAACGTACCAAAAGATAATTATGATTCATTACCAGAAGACCAAAAAAGATTAAAACGATTACAAAAATTTGCAGAATTAAAATATATTAAAGATACTTATCATGTTATTTTAACCAAAGAATTTTCTTATAATTCAGATTATCATGAAATGTGTGCTGAAATTGAATTTCATCGTGCAAATATTAGTAAAAAGAATAGTGTTGAATTTTTCAAATCAATGGTATTTGGTTCAGTTGGAATGGTTGATAAATTAAATAAAATGTTTGATCCATTTGGATTAAAAGATTCATTGGATGGTTTCCCTGAACACTTAAAAATGACTACAGGTGATAGTGAAATATATGAAGAATTAGCAGACAAATACAAGAATAAATTCAAAGAATATTCAGTAGAAGTAAGATTTATGTTATTAATTGTTGGTAGTGCTGCTGGATTTATTGCTGCTAAAAAAGCATCTGAATCAATTCCATTTTTTAATAACTTAGATCCTAGAACCAAAGAAGACCTGGTTAGAAACTTGTCACAAAATATTCAAGCTAATGTAGTTCCTGCATCTGCTGCACAAAAACAAAGAGAAGAACAAAATAAAATTTTACATTATATGATGCAACAAAAACAAGCTGAAGAAGAAAAAGCTGAAAGAATGAATAATATTTTAAGACAAAATGAACAATCACAACGTATTATGGAAAGTTTAGCAAATAACAAAAAAATAGATAAAAAATCATTAATCACATCATCAATCGATAGTGATGATTCTACAATTAAAAATACCAATGCAACCGCCTAAAAATGCTTAAAGAGACATCACTAAATATGATATATGAGCCATGAGCAACCTAGCAACGACGTAGAAAGCAAAGTCGAAAATCCTTCTGTAGATGGAACAAATGAGAAACCTGTAAAAATTTTAAAGAAAAGAGGTAGAAAACCTTCAGGGAAAGTATTAGATATCAAAAGTATTGAACCTAAGAATATTACATCATCATTAGATCCTGAAAAAGAATGTTTTATTATTCATTTACCATTATCAACTAAAGATATTAATAATTTAAATAATAAAAAGATAAATGAAAATGTCTTTCTTGATGATAAAAGTAAATTAGATAAAATAACAACAACGGAAGAGATGGTAACTGAAACAAAACATGAATCTGAATTAGCGTTAACAAATGAATTATATTACACAGAAAATTCAGATAGTAAGAAAAAATGTTATAATTGTACATATTTAAGTGAAAGATGTAATGCTCTTCATCTTAAATTACAAGAAGTAACAAATATCAAAAATATACAAGATACAATGGAAAACAAAATTCACGATTGTACAATTAATATTGTAGATAGTGAAACATGTAAATGGAAGGAATCTACCAATATTTGGTGTTGGTGGTGTGTGCATCCATTTACAAATTCTCCATTTGGTTTACCAATCAAATATGATAATAATACGTATCATATTCAAGGTTGTTTTTGTTCACTCAATTGTGCTAAAGCTTACAACGTAAAAGAGAATAATTATAGAATGAGTGAAGTAAATTCTTTAATTGAAGATTTCCGTAGGGATATCTTTGGCGTAAATACGTATCCAGTTACTATGGCTCCACCACGACAAGCATTAAAGGTATTTGGAGGATATCTCACCATAGAAGAGTTTAGAAAGGAATTTTTCAGTTTAAATAAAAATACTATTATGTTAAGTCCAACTGTAGCACCTGTTAGAAATTTCTTTGAAGAAGAATATCACGATAAAATCATCAGAGGAACTGCTGGGGGTATTAGACCAAGACTTAAAAGAAATACACAACCACCGCAATCATCATATAATTTAGATAGTATAATGCAAAAGAGTGAAGAACAATAAATCCTGACGGATTTATCTCGCTACGCTCGGTTCGTTGCACTCACCGTTTGGGTGTCCTTTAAAATTTTATTATATTTACTTCTATTATCAAACATCCATAATGGTTGAATATTTTTATAATTAAAACATTTTTTTATTTCTTCAATATCATCTAAATTAAATTTTGATATTGGATAAACATGATCTAATTCCCATTCACCATAATTTTCAAATGTCATTCCTTTTTGAAATAAATTTTCCAAATGAAATTTTAATTCATTATATGAACATCCTAGTAATTCAATATGTGTCATATTATATTTTTTTAATGATATAAATTTAGAAGTCCTGCATACTAATCTATTAACAATTTTATACATAATATCATTTTTACTTAGTTCTCTGTATATTTCTATCTGTGTATTAATCTTTTTTTTATTTTTGTAATAATTATTAATATTAACTTTCTTTATAGAATTCATTAACTATAATATAATCATATATTTAAATATAATTATATTAAAGGATACCCGAACGGTGAACGAAGTGAACCGAGGAACTTTAGTTCCGAGATAAATCCGTTAGGATTTATTGTTTTTGACCTTTTTGAGATATTTTTTTTCTTTGGTTTCACGTTTTTGTGCAATAACTTTGGTAATATCTTTGGCTTTGGTGTCATCTTTAGTAATTTCAGCTAAACCTTCTAAGATAACTTTTTCATTAAATCCACCTTTTGTTTTTAATACATTCTTTTTAATTCTACCTTCAGTAATAGTAACATCACTTACATCATGTTCTTCCATATAATCAATGATAAAATTTTCAAATTGTTTCTTTTCATCACGTAAATCTTTTAAAGATTTCATTAAAGTATTAATTTTATCTTCAGTTTCAATCCATGATTTAACCATTTGATTATATTCAGATGAATTATTTGTTGTTTGATTTATGTTAGTTTCATTATTATTTGACATTTTATGTAAATAACAAGGAAAAAAAATTTTTATTTGGAACTTAATATTTTATTTAATAATTTTGCATATTCATAATTATCCATTAATATTCTTTTGACACCTGCATCTGCTGTAAATACTGGTATATAGCTATATGTTTCAGCATATAAAATTGGATCATATCTATAATAAGTAATTGGATTAAATTCAACATTTTGACCTTTTAATGGACCATTGAGTGCATACCATTTACGACCTTTTAACGTTTTCTTTTTCTTTGGTTTATAATCATAATCATCTTCTAACATTTCTTCTAATTCAGGATCTAAATCTTCATCATCTACATATCTTTTTTTACCACCGTCTTGTTCTACTTCTTTATCTGATTCATCAGGTTCTTCAGATGTTAATACTGACTTTTTTTTACGATGTAGAAAATTTTGTAATTTTTGTTGAAAGTTATCTAAATGTACTTCAGTTGTTAATGGTTTTATAGCATAACTAATTCCTTTAGAGCTTTTTTTATCTTTTGATTCATAAACTTCAAAATGTAGATAATCTGAATCTTTACCTCCTCCTGTTTGATGTAGACTAGATACTCTTTTTACTCTTTGTAATGTAAATTTAAATTTGGGTATATGACCTACAAAATATTGTGATAATTCTTGATATGCAGAATGTGCTGCTTGTAATGAATTATCAGCGGTAAATACTCTATCAAAACTTCCTATTATTAATGGATTAACTAATTCGTATCTCTTACTCATAAAAACTACTAACAAAAAAAATTGATATATTTTTATTTATTAGATATAAACGAATATAAATTATATAAGAAAATGGCAACCAGCAATTTGGTATTTGAACTTAAAACCGTGCAAAGCAATGCATTTAAAACATTAGTAGATGCTATTAAAGATATTTTAATTGAAACCAATATTCATTTTACTAAAAATGGCGTTCTACTTAACGCTGCTAAAAAACCTACACATGAAATGAGTATTATCATGAATCTTATGAAAGATAAATTCCAAATTTATACTCTCAATGAAGAAAAGATTCTTGGTGTAGATATGGTTAACTTACATAAATTAATTAAAACCATGAACAATGATGATTCATTAACATTATATTATTATAAGACAGATCCTAATAATTTAGGTATTCGTATGGAGAATGAAAAGAAAAATTGTATTACTGATTACAAGCTTAAATTACTTGACTTGAATCCGGATAAAGAATTTAAACTTCCTAATGATAGTAATAAAACTTATTTCCAAACGATTTTATCCGTACCTTCTCAAATTTTCCATAAGATTATTAAAGATATGGCAAATATTTCAGACTCAATTGAGATAACAAGTGTAAATGATATTTTAACCTTTACAGGTAAAGGGGACTTTGCTTCTCAATCTTCTACATTAAAACAAAAAGTAGATAAAAAAGATGATGAGAGTATTAAAATTAGTAAGAAAGCTGAAAATAGTGAAATTATTCAAGGCTTATATGAACTTAAAAATCTTACAACTTTTACAAAATGTGTAGGATTATGTTCTTCAGTCGAATTATTCTTAAAAAATGATTATCCATTATTCATTAAATATTTAGTTGCAGATTTAGGTTATGTTTATCTAATTCTTTCACCTAAAGTTAATAATACTAAATTGTCGAATGATAATTTAGATTCCGATGATGAAGAATAAGAAAAAATAAATACAATTTTTATTTATAATACAAACATATTATGAATAACGATTCAAGTTCTGAATATTCGTCTAGTGATGTAGATATTCAACAACCAGATGTAAGTCTAATGGAACATCATAATATTCATGTTGATTTAAAAAAAATAAAAATGATAAAAATTCTTGAAATATGTGGTGGTGTACTTGTATTTAATTCTATATTTGCTACATTATGTTATTTTTTCTTATATGGACAAATTAGTAATGCTACTACATATCTTGACTATTATTATTTTGGATTAGTAACTATTGCTACTGTAGGTTATGGTGATATGTCACCAACAACTCAAACAGCTAGAGCAGCTATGTCATTATATTTGATATTCTTGTTTTCATTCGTATTATCATTTGCATTATAATTTTAATATTTCCATATAAAATCTGCAATAACAGTAAATGTAAGAAATGAACTAATAGCAATAATAGAACCAATAGTAAAAGCAAATCGAGTTTCTCTATTAACTGTAATACCTAAATATATAAGTAATTCATCTAATATAGTATCTTTTTTTCCAGTTAAAAACTGTTCTGCACGTGTAACTATACATCCTTTAAATATAATATTACTTATTAATACTAAAATACATAATATTAAATATATTATTCTCATTATACTTCTCGGTGGAAAACTAAAGTATAATACATGACCAAATATTGAAATTAACATATGCATAATTGTTAATATTTTTCCTTTTAATTTATCATCATTTATCCAAAATAATAACATTTGTGTTCCATCAACAATAATATCAACTGATAACTCTCTAAAATTACGAATTGTTGTTTCATAATCGTTTATTATATTATTTTTAATTTTTATAAATGTTTTCTTCATTATATTTTAATATTAATTATTATGAATATATTGAACATAATTATTACAATCGATTAATAAAAATATATTTATTTTGAATATTTTTATTATATCTAATAGAGTGCTTTGATGTTGTAATCGTATTCAATAGTAGAGTTATTGAATGGACCAATATCAAATTTAGGTGTAGGTACGCTACCACGAATATCATATGATGCATTTCTTAAAGATTGTCCAATAGTATCAATACCGATTCTAGCTTGAGATGATGCAGATGCTAATAAGTTACCATTTTCGATTTCTAATTGTGCACCACGGTCATATGGTGAGTTGAACCAACCAGAATTCATTTCTTGTGGGCGTAAGTCTGAGCTGGTTTGCATTTGTCTGCCACTTGGATTGGCTAAGTTTTGGTCAACACCTAATGTGTAATCAGCACCGTAACCAGCACTTTGGCTATCAGGTGATGAACCCATTACTTCACCAGAAGGTGTTAAGAGTAAAGGTTTAAATTGACCTGTAGGAAATTCTTTATTTTTAGATGCAGAGTCTTCTACAGATGGAGGTACTGGTCTAGCATATTCTGGTGGAGGAATTGGATTACCTGGTAAATCATTTCCACCAGAAGGTTGTAAAGATGGATCATCAACCATTGCTAAATGTTCTTTAACTCTAGGAGCTTGTCTTCTTATATTATTTACTGGATTTACTTTTCTAGCATTGGTGAATTTAGCATTAGATGGTCTGAATAGGTAAAAAATTGCTAATGATAAGACCGCAATTATTAATATAGTAGTAAAATTATCTTTCTTTGTATCCATTGTATATAATTATGTATTAGATAAATATATCTTAAATAATTTTTTTTTCTTTTAATTTTCTTCTTAAACTTTTACTATAAATTATCTTTATAAACAGTATGAATAATTATTTAATCAATGAGCAAATAAAGACTTTATTACCAGATTCTAATTCACCTATACCAGATTTTAAGCAAGTATCTAGATTAAAAAATAAATTAGGTGAAAATTTATTACATTTAATAGTTAAAACAAATGACTATACTTCTATTAAAAATGTTATTGATTCTACTAAACTTTTACCACTAGATGAACAAGTAATATTTTTTACTTCCAGAGATAAAAAATATGGATATACTCCATTACATACTTATTATAATTTTGTCATTGATAACAATCTAAAAAATAGTAATTCTAATAAAATAATGGAATTATTAATGGATAATATTCCAAATAATATAGAAGATTATAGGGGTAATAAAATAGAAAAAATACATTAAAATAAAAGGTATAATATTATATTTAAAAACATTAATTCTGATTTTTTTTAAATAATAATTAATATAGAAAGATGAACACAGAAACAGAATCTAATTTTATTATTAAGGCTTTTAAAAATTATTTTAATCCTCAAGATACAGAAGGTGGAACTGACCTTATTAATAAATTACAAGAATTAAATAATTCAATGATTGTTGATGAAAATTTAGAAAAAAATTCAGTATTTATCGAACCTACTGAAAAAAATGTTCCATCAAGAGATGAATTATTAGCAACTGAAGTTCCTCCTGAAAATAAATCAGGATACATGATGATGGGCGGTTCAAATAATGTAATTAAAGGTATTCGTAATGAAAATCATTTAGATATCATATCTGAAGGACATAGTGAAACTGACGATGAATTAATGTATGGTGGTAAAAATAAACCATCACCAAGTGATGAAATTCATCAACAAGCACTTGATTATTTAAAAGATGATTTAAAACTTGAACCATTAGAAGCACGTGCATACAAATCTTTAGCTTATCAAGAAATTAAAGAAAATAATCCTGATATTACCAGCTTAGAAAGAGCAAAATTAATGTTAGCATTAGTAAAAACTGATAACTTTTTAGATAAATTCAAAGAAAAATTAGATGAACGTATCAACATTATTAAAACTAAAGATGAAGAACGTGAAAAACGTTTAAGTGAATCTGATAAAGAAAGTGTATCACCACCATCTGAATCTGAAAAAAAAGTTAGAAAAAGTTCAAAAAAATCTAAAAAATCAAAAGATTCACAAGAAGGTGGATACTATTCTGATACAAGTGTTGATTTAAATTTCACTGAAACCAATGCAAATGTACCTTACTATAAAGAATACATGGAAGCTAAAAGAAAATATTTACAATCTAAGATGCAATCAAATAATATTTCAGGTGGTGAACTTATTAATTTTGGTTCATTAGCCGAATTACGTAATTACCTTGACTTAACCGAATAAAATTCAGTTCGCTATGCTAACAAATAAGAATATTAAAATATAAACAATGTATTTTAATATAATTATAAAAATGACTTCGTATTACTTAGGAAAACTTTCTTCAAATGAATATTTATTATTAGAAAATAAGAATACCATTAAATTTGAATTTAAAACAAAATCATTTGAAGGTGTAAAAACATTTTTTAAAAATAATTATTTGAATGTATTGAATCCTGATAATTTTATGTATAATTTAGAACAAAACATTGATTCTTTCATACAAAAAAATATTTCTGGTTATACCTTAAAATCAAATATTATTTTCAGTGATAAACAATTCATTCAATTTAAAGTAAATAAAAATCAAGTTATTGAACCTGATACAAATCTTATTTTAACTGTTGAAATTGATAAAATAAAATTAAATCCAAAAAATAAAGAGTATTCTATTGTTTTACATCTAAGTAAAATTCAAATTATTTAATTCATTTCTTTTAACATTTTATTAATATAATCATTTACATGTTTAACTGTTCTACCACCTTTGTATTCTTCTTCTTGTAAATCTCCATTAGCGTCAACATAATTAAATACTAATGTTGGAAATCCTTCAATATCATTACCTCCAGGAGTTTGAATTCTAGATTTAACTTCTGTGCAATCAATTTCATTTAATTGAACTTCTTCGCTATCATCATATTGTTTCTTTAATTTACCCCATGATTCTTTAATAAATTGTTTACAATGTCCACACCAATGTGCAAAATATAATGTTACATTTAATTTATCAGATGATAATTTAATTTTTTTTGTTTTTGGTTTTACTTCTGCTGCTTCTTCATCTTCATCATCATCTTCTGCTTCTTCATCTAGTTCACCTGATGCATTCATTAATTTTTCTATTTTTTCTGAATGATTAGTTACACTTTTATATAAACCTTTTGGTGAAAATACTTCAATCAATAGCATAATCAATACAACAGCTATTAATAATATAATTAATTTTTTTGAATTAGGCATTGAACTAATTGTTGATAGATATTTATTGACTGTTTCCATTTATAAGTTAATATTAGAAAAAAAATAAATAATTATATATAAATGTTAAAACAAATTGCTAATGAAGTATGGAAGAAATGTCAAGATGAATTAGGTAAAGATGATAATAAAAAATTATTAGAGCATTACATATATAAACCTGTAAATAATACCATATTCGATCTTAAAATGTATTTTTTATTATCTATATCAATTCAAGTAATATTAACTATATTAATTCTTTTAATATTAATAATGTTTTTTATTCACACAAAAAATAAAAACTAATATATAGTATGTTTCAACTATCTCCTCTTTTGAAATTTGTAATATATTTTGTATTTACTTTTACTTGTGTATATTATTTAACAAAAGATCGTCTAGATGAAAAATCTAGATACGTATTAGTAGGTTTATTAATTTTACCTTATTTATTCATAGAACAAATTAATAATTATGATAATGTTCCTAATGAAATCGTTTCACCTTATGAAAGAGTTTCACCAATTGTTAAACGTGGTGTAGAAAATAAAGCAAGAATTTTACCACCTAAAATTGAACATTATGAAGATGTTAAAAATATAACAGTTACAAAAGAAGATGTTAAAGAACAATTTAATAATTTAGCTAAACCACCAAAAGAAAATAATCCAGAACCTAAAGCAGAAAATAATAAAAATATTATTGAAAAATTTACTAATGACGATATTGCAAAAGTAATTGCTTTACTCCAAAATGTTCAACAAGCTCAAACTACAAATCCATCTACACCAATTGATTTATCAACAATTCAAGTATCTTCAACTGCTCCTTTACAACCTTTAGGTGCAAACGGTGATGGTTTAACTAATGAATGGGATCAAGATTACGTTCTCTTAAATACTAATAAATGGGGTCCTGCATTAAATCCTCCTCCTGTTTGTGTTGCTGAAAAAGAATGTCCTGTCTGTCCCAGTTTAACATCTGGTTATCCTTTGGCATTGAGAGATTTTGATTCTACTAGAAGAATTACACCTGCAATTCAAGCAAATACACCTGCAATGAATGCTTAATATAAAACAAAATTGATAATTTAATTAATTATATCCAATTTAATTAAATTAAAATGACAGAGAATAGATTCATGGAATTAGTTGATAAATATATTATTCCACGATTTCTATTAAATGAAATATATCCTTATTCTGAAGGTACTCAATTAGAATTTAAAAAATCATTTCACATTAATCAACATAATAAATATCGTGAAACAATTTGTGCTTTTTTAAATACTAATAGTGGAATTATAATATATGGAATAGATGATAATTGTCAAATATTAGGATGTTATTTAACAGATAAAGAAAAAGATGATATTCTATTATTTGTTGATAACATTCATAATATTTTAAAAACATCTGCTGGTGATAATATTAATCCTGATTCTATTAAAGTTATTTTTGAAAAAATAGCAAAGAATTTATACATCATTATGATTAAATGTTATAAATTTGATAATATTAAATATCAATTTATTAATGGCGATTCATGGATTAGAATGAATGCTAGTAATATGAAAGTAATTCAAGATAAACTATATCTAAAAGAACATATTAATAATATTAAAAAGAAATTATATAATAAATATCAAACAGATATCAATCATACTGCTATAATTGTTAGCAATATTATGATTTCTAAACAAAAGAAAGAAGAACAAATAAATAATATGAAAAATTATTATTTATTAAAATATCGTTTCAGTCTAATTACTTTTTTTGCTGGATTTCTAATCTGCTCAATACTTACACATTATGTTTCGCATTGTATTCATATTCATTCATAGTCATTCATAGTCATTCATAGTCATTCATAGTCTGCTCAACGCTTAAGCATTATGTTTCGCATTGTATTCATATTCATTCATAGTCTGCTCAACGCTTAAGCATTATGTTTCGCATTGTATTCATTTACATATTTAGATGCTGCAACATGGTATATTACAACACCAGCTAATAAGAATGCTACTTCAAATAAAAAGTTTTCTGTTACTAATGGTGCAGAGTTGTGAATTGCCCAGAATACATGGTATGTGGCGGCAATTACAAATACTTTTGCTAAATCAACTACTAAGGCAGATTTTGTTGCTGGATCCATATTCATTTTATATATACTATATATATAAAAATAAATGTGTTTAATATAATATATTTTTATAATAACTATTAATATGATTAAAGACACCCTTTTAGTTTGCAGTTTAATACTATGTTTTGTTTTAATATATAGAATATATGTTGTAAGTCAAAAAATTAATAATCTAGAAGAGAAATTTGTTATTCTAGACAATTTTTCACAAACACTTTTTAATTACATTTCAACAACAAATAATAACAATAATCAACAAAAACCAGCTGAACCTGCTAAAGCAAATATAATTACATATTCAAATTCTGAAAATAATAAAAATGATTCTGAATCAGAGTCTGAATTAGATAGTGAATCAGATTCTGAATCAGATTTAGATAATCATGATGTTGCTACTAATGCAAATATTGTAGAATCTACTGAAAATTTTGAAACAAAAGAAATTTTATCAGATATGGTATCACAATTAAAAGAATCTATTATTCAAAACAATAATGAAAAATTATCTAATGATTTAAAAGAAGTTGATGAATTAAAAGAATCATTAATTGAAAATAATCTAGAAACAACTGAGAAAAAGAACGATTTAAATGTTTTTAATTCTCCAATTGAAGTTGAATCAAATGAAGTAACTGTTGTAACTAAAAAAAAAGAAAAAGATCTTCAAGAAATGACAATGGAAAAATTAAAAGAATTAGCAAAGAAACAAAATATCACGATATCACAAGGAAAAAAACAGAAGAACAAATCGGAGCTAATCAAAGACTTGTTAGCAAACCAATAGAAGTTCTTGATTTAACACATAAAAATCATTTACCAAATAATCTATATGATTTAAATGATTTACCACCTTTGCCACCTTTACCAGTAGTTTCTTCATTACATTCTTTAAACTCATTTCCTATTATTAATACAATGTTAACTTCTCATATGAATATGGTAAATCAACAACTTGCACAAATATCTACTTTTAATAATTTATCAATAAATAATCTACAAAATAATATATCATCTGAAGGAAATTTTCTATTTGTATTTTATGAACTCTAAATTTGGTGATTGTTGTAACTGTCCTGCCATTGGAAATAATCGTAATTATACAGAATGGAGAGATCGTGATGATCTCCAATATAATATTATGAAACAAAATAACTTAACCAATAGCAATCAATTCCGTGATTTCTTAATTGGTAATGCTGCAAACATTATTACTAACAATATTAAAACTCTTGAATCACACTACAAATGTAACTACAATACACCTGCAAATCAAATTGTAATGGCGGCTGATACAAGTGGTTATATTAACGGTCCTTTAGTGAACCCTGCTGATAATAAAGGACCTGCTTAACATATTTAATTTTAGATGAATTTACTAAAATTAATTATTGATTATTTACTTTAACCCATTTCAATGCACCACTTACATATGCTGAAATAAATGTCATTGTATCTCCTACATTAGTAATAGAACCACTAAATCCTACTACTTGTCCTGTAAATGTAATTGTATTTGTTCCTGCATTTGGATTTACTACTACTTGAAATTTCATTTCTTGACCTACATTAGCTGGTGTTGGTAATGTAACTGTATTTGCTCCTGCTGATAAACCAGTAGTTAAATCTAATGGATAATATGTATATAATACTGATGATAAACTTGATATATCTGAATATTTATAATTGGCAATTGCTGTTCCATTTGTTACTGTTCCTGCACTACCTTGATATCCAAATGTTCCTCCCACGCTTAAACCATATGGTGGTTGTGTTACACCACTTGTACCCATATTCATAGTTGTATAAATTGTATCTGAATTAGCTACAGTTGATTCTACATATGTCCATCCTTGATTGGCAATTGCAAATGTAGGTCCTGTTGTTGTTCTACCAATAACTTGAACTTGTAATCCAACATTTGTAAATGATGTAGTAGATGGATCTACTACTGTAATTGCACTTGTATATCCTTCATATATTATAAATTGTGCTTGTGTATTAGTTACACTTAATATAGATACATTAAATCCAGTTGGTGGATTAGTATCTTTCATTAAAAGATTAAGAGTTGGTGGAATTTCATATTTAGCATTTGTGTAATCCAATGTAAATACAGATGTACTGCTGTTAAATTTTAAAAATAATCCAGCTGGTAAAAATACATATGATGGTGATGTATATGCAGATGTATTTAATGTATAAAGTGTTGAAACATTTGTAAAATTTGCTACTGCTAGATTATCAACAGAAAATCTTACAATAAATAGATTTTGTTCTCGGGAGTTAGGAGGTCTGAAATAATAGCTCATATTCTTATATTATGTTATATTTTTTAAGTAAAAAATATATTGCTTATTTTTATGAGTAAACCATTCAGTAAAAAACCTACATTTATAGAGAAAGGTATTTATAATTCACTTAGTATCCCTGATATTTTAAATGATAAAATAACTTCATTAGCTAGTGCTGGTGAATATGGTAAATTAGAACAAGAATTTAGTAATTATAACACTGAATTATCTAAATCTAATAATTTATTACATAGTATAATTCAATCTCAATTAACTGATATCCAAAAATCAGAAGTTATTAAATTATTACTAAAACGAGGTGTTGCTATAAATACATTAGATGAATCAGGTTTACCTCCTATTTATTATGCAATTAAATTACAATTATATAATGTTACTAAATTATTAATCGACCGTAGAGCAAATTTAAATATTAAATTACCAAAAGGTTATGATTTATTTAGAACTGTATTAATTCCTAGTATGATTCAATGTCCTGTTGAATTAAGAGATGTTCATGGTAATGTAGATGTTGGTAAATATTATGCTGAAATATCTGAATTAGAAAGAAATCTTAGAATTGAAATCTTAAAAATAAATGATATTAATACTGATTTTATTACAAAATTAAGTGAATACATTAAAGCATATCAAAATATAAGTTTGAATTATGATGATAATGGAACAAAACAAACTTTTAATACTAATATTCTTGAAACAAATGTAAAAGATGTATTACCTGATTATATCAACAATATAAATGATAAAATAAAAAAATTACCATCTAAATTTACTAGTGAACAATTAAGTACTGAATTACCTGATATTATATTAGATTTAGCTAAGGATTATAAAAGAAATTTATTAGTTGATCAGCTTAAAAATATTCCCACTGTTAAAGATGATTACCTTCCTGAAGGTGATGATTATAATACTATTTATCGTAACTTATTTAATGTAAATTTAAAAACAACTGATGAAAAGTTTCAAGAAGTAATTACTGAATATTGGAATCTTTTTAAGAAATTAATTACTCAATTTATAAATGATGTCAATGAACATATGAATAATAATTCTGATGCAAGAAATCCATATCCAAATAGAGCTGAAATTGAAAATAGTTTGAATACTATAGATACAAATATAACAGATGATCCACCTGCTGATATACCTGGTAGTATAGATTATATTAGGGATAAATTTATTACAATTAATACTGAAATCATTGATATTAAGGATAATATTACAGATGATTTTAATGAATACCCTAATATTATTAGATATTTTAACAAATTTATAAATGAATATAATAATATTATATCAGTTGCATTATTAAAAGGTGAACCTGGAATAAAAAAATTATTAATTACTGGGTCTATTGAATACAAAGATGATACTACACCAGATAATAATAAATATAATCTTAATATTAATGGATTTAATGAATTACAAGTTTTCTTAGAATGGTATCATCAACAAATATATAATAAATTAACTGTAGAATCTACAAATCCAGAAACACCATTTAATAAATTATTAACTAAATTTCAAAATGATAATGATACAATTAATAAGAATGTAAGTCGATTATCTTTTTTAAAATCATTGAATAATGCTATTAGAAATACATTTATTGATATGGTTAACTTAGTAATTAATTCAGTATCTAATAAAATTGTACGTGATAAATTATCAAGAGAAAGTGATAATCCACAATTTGATAAAATATTAGAATTGATTGAAAAAAGATTGGAAAAACGTGCATTATCTACTAGAATTAATCCAAATAATTATTATTTAGATGAAAATTATACGAATGGTGAACCTATTGATAAATTACCATGTGTTAACAATAATCCTAAATTAATTAAATTATTAAGAAATACTATTCATGTTAATATTATTGAATATAGTGATTTAATTATTAAATTAGGTATTCCAGATGTATTAACTATTATTAATAATAATAAAATTACAATAAAAGAATTAAATGATTATCTATCTAGACATGAAATAAAATTTAAAACTGATATTGATAATATATTAAATGAACAAGTTGCTGAAGAATTAACTAAAAATGAATTAAATTTTTTCAAATATTTTAATACGATTGATAGTGAATTATTATTGAATATTAATGAAGAAAATTATAAAAATGATGATGTATATGATGATTTAATAGGTAATCAAGATAAAGCAAATAAATATCTTTCATTAAAAATAAAAATACAATTAAATAACTTATTTGAAAAAAATATTATTCCTACAACCAAAGAATTTCTAGATTATTATGTTAATAATACATTAGATAGTATATTAGATTATAAATTACTTGTTGATTTACAACCAATTATTAATGATATATTATATTATCACTTACAAATAATACCTGAATATCCTAATAAATCTAATGAAAGTAAAACATTAGATAATATTGTACAAAGTTATAGTAATTTATTTTTAGATAAAATAGATGAACCAACAAAAGTAACTATTATTACAAATTATAATGAAAAATTTAGAAATAAACTTGTTAGTTATCTAACTATTACTTCACAATATTATCTAAATATATATCGAAATCAATTAAGATATATATTCAATAAAGAACGCTATTCTAAATTAAAAGATGTTATTACTATATAATAATACTCCACTTATGTCACATTTGGTATATCTAAATCATCTATTTGTTCTATTACTTCAATTGTAAATGAATGATCTACACCATTAAAATCATATAATTCTTGTATTGGATTAACAAATGTAAATGTAATTGTTGATAAATTTGCTAATGGTTCTTTGAATATACTACCTAATTGTATAAATTGGTCATATACAAAATTTTCTACATTACCTGCTAACATAACTTTCGCAAATGCATATGTTTCAGCGTTAAATAAATTAATTTGGTCATAAAATGGTATATCTGTTAATATTAAAATATAATTATTTGGATTCATATTTAATATTCTGGTATCTTGTCTAGGTTGTGTTGCTACTCCTACACTATTAACTTGGATATCAATTTCATATAAATCATAATTGTGAATTACATAATTATATGGTGTTATACTATCTGGTTGTCCTACATTTGCAAATCCTAATATATTTCCAATTGTATTTGGGTAATTAAATAACAATCTGGAATAAATTGGATGTAATATAGTAATTGCAGTACCACCATTAGTATATCCAATTGATGTATCGTTATTGAATCTAGCTAATTTTATTGAAAATGTATTTGCATCTATTACAGATTCAATTACAAAATTACCATTTAAATAACTAGTTGGAATTTCATCTGTTCCAATTGCACCTGATATATTAATTGTATCTCCTGCATTTAATGCATGATTTGTATAACTTACTGTTATTCGTGTAAATCCATCAGCATATACTAATTTAGATTTAAATATTGCATTAGAAAGAATTACTTTTTGAAAAAACTGAATGGTAAAACTATTTTTTACTTCATCTATTGTAACTGTTGCAATATTATTATTATATGTATAAATATTATTAACTAGTTCAGTTGAATTAATATTTGGTCTAATTACTGTTTCTATTTGATTTTGTATTTCAGTTTGTAATCCTGATAATGTATAATTACCTGTTGGAATTTGGACACTATATATTGTAGCACCATCTGCTAAATTTTGCCAATATAATAAATTATTTTGTATTCCAATTGGTGTAGCATTAATTATTTTTTGTGTTATTGGAAAGATTGTATTTAATAAATTTATTTGAACAACTCTATAAAAATTTCTTTGCAAACTAATTGTATAATTATTTGGATCTGGATATCCATCTATACTGGATAATATTTTTACTATTAAAATATTATTACCATCTCCGTTATTTGGACTAGAATTATAAAATGCTGTATTATATTTTGCAACAGTACTGCTATCTGCTACAGATTGTAATTGAACTTGATAAAAATTATTATTAATTACATTTTCTACTGTTTGATATCCTGCTATTCTATCTGATGAAATTGGATAATTAGCATTTATTTGATTTAATGGTATACTACGAATATGTAAATATTTAACGTTAAATGAATATTGATATGTATAATCTTGTTCTGCTGGAATTTCTAAATTAATATAATATACATTTGGATTATAAACATCTGTTGAATTTCTAGTTAAATATACTTGCTGTTTAGTATTGATTAAATTTATTGGATAATTTAATAAATATGTACCTGAATTAATATCACCTACTACATTAGATATGTAAACATAATATGTATATCCTTCTAACATTCCATGATTAGGTTGATTAATTATTCCATATGTTGAACCTTTTTGAAATGATAATCCTTGTTTTATATTTACATTGGTACTAGTTGCAAATTCTAATACAATTTTATCTTCTGTTATTAATCCATGATTAGGTTGATAAATTGTTAACATATTTGAACCCTGGGTAAAAAATAGTGCATTCGTTAAATTGTTTAGGGTAGTATCTAATATGTTTTTAGGTTGTTGATTTCTTAATCTACTATCTATATTTATTCTTGTTAATCTTCGTTTAGTTTTATCAGAACTGGTAATATCTGGAATTTTTTCTTCTATATCACTCTTTTTTTCTATTAGATTATATTTCTTTGTTACAGGACCATTTGTAATTGATGATGATAAATACGTTAATTTGCTACCATTATTATCAATATTTTCGTTTGCTTCTACTTCAGGTGTGCTTTTATTTTCTTCAGCATAAGGTAAATTATTACGCAAATAATTACGTGTATTTGGTTTTCCTAAATTAGGATCTTCTGGTAAAAATTCAATAGGATAATATTCAGACATTAAAATATAAATATAATTGTTTTTAAGTTAGAAAAAAATATAGTTGTCAATAAAATTCCAATTAAATTTAATTATTATTATAAATCAAATTTTATTTTTCTATTTCTTTTTTATATACAATGAATCCTGAAGAACGTGAAGCCAACAATATCTTAAATGCCTTACAAAATGCAGTTGCCGATGTATCCGCTCAAGCCGGAGGCAAAAAACGCAGAGGTCGTAAACCAAGATCCAAAAAATCCAAACGTTCTATGCGTGGTGGTGAAGTAGCTGCCCCTGCCACCCAAGCCGGTGGTCGCAGACGCAAATCTAAATCCAAAAAATCCAAATCCCGTAAATCATCTAGACGCTCCATGATGATGGAAGGTGGACGCAGACGCAAATCCAAATCCATGAAATCCAAAAAATCCAAATCACGTAAATCATCTAGACGCTCCATGATGATGGAAGGTGGACGCAGACGTAAATCCAAATCCATGAAATCCAAAAAATCCAAATCCCGTAAATCTCGTCGCTCTATGATGGGTGGTGCTGCCCCAGCCACTCAAGCCGGCGGCCGCAGACGCAAAGCCGCTTCTAAAAAATCCAAAAAATCTAAATCCCGTAAATCCATGCGTGGTGGTGCTGCTCCTGCTGCTCCTGCCACCCAAGCCGGTGGTCGTAGACGCAAAGCTGCTTCTAAAAAATCCAAAAAATCCAAATCACGTAAATCAATGCGTGGTGGTGTTGTAGCTGCCCCAGCAACTCAATCTGGTGGCCGCAGACGTCGTGCATCTAAAAAATCCAAAAAATCTAAATCCCGTAAATCCAAGTATTAAATTTAGAAAATGAATTAAGTTAAATTAAAAGTTTACAATAAAAATTTTTAATTTATTAGTGTATGGATAAAATTATATCATTTTTTTATAATAATAATTCAGATAGCTTTGATATTCCTAATAGGAATGTATTTTTACAAACAGAAACTTTTAATAATTTTACAGGTGGTGCTGAATATAATAAAAATACTTATATTGGTCATTTAAAAATAAAAAATGGTGGAATGAAAATTATTAGAGATGAACATGATAAATTAATAGGTAAAGAAAGAAATTTAGTATTACAACATTTACATAATTCTTTAAAAGGTGGAAAAATAAATTTTAACAATATACAATTATATTATAAAGCTCTTGAAGGTGGATTTATTAGAGCATTGATGTGTCCTTCACATGTTACTAAAGAAGAATGTGATAATGCTAATAAACATCATGAAATGTCTGCATATAAATTATCAAAAAATGCTTTAAAAGCTGGTAATTTTAATACTTTAAAAATATTTAAAAATAGTGCACCAAAATTATATCAACATTTAAAAGGTGGTGATAGAATTAAAAGATTAAAATATAAACGTGATAAATATAAAAATAGATTAACTGATGGTGGAAGTGTTAAAAGTGATAGTAGCTTATCAACACATTTATCCAGATTAAGAACTACAATAGGTAAAAGAAAATTATCTCCTGTAAGAAGACTATCACCTGTAAGAAGATTATCTCCTATTAGACATCAATCTGGTGGTGATGAACTTCAAAACTTAAGAATAGAATTAGGTAAAATATAAATAAATTATGTCCCCTGATATATACTTAGGGTAAAAATTGATTATTTTTTAATACTGATTTACGGTATCAAAAAATAAAAATATTTTAAAATTGAATATTGAAAATACTATAATTTAAAGAAATAAATGTAATATAATAAAACAAATGGATTCTATTGAAACTAAATATCAAAAAAAGACTCAGTTAGAACATATTCTCACCAGACCTGATACGTATGTTGGTGATATTAAGCTTCAAACTGAAAAGTTATATATTCATCAATTAGGTAAAATTGTAAAACAAGAAATTCAATATGTACCTGCTTTATACAAGATATTTGATGAAATTATAGTAAATGCAAGTGACCATTCTAAAAATGATAAAACTTGTAAGAATATCAAAATTAATATTACTAATAAACAAATTTCAGTTTATAATGATGGTAATGGTATTGATGTTGAAATTCATAAAGATTATAAAGTATATGTACCAGAACTTATCTTTGGTGAATTATTGACTTCTACTAATTATGATGATACTCAGAAGAGAATCACTGGTGGTCGTAATGGTTATGGTGCTAAATTAACGAATATCTTTTCAACATTCTTTTCAATTGAGACAGTCGATTTATCAAGAAAGCGAAAATATTATCAAGAATTTACTAATAATATGACTGAAAGGTCTAAACCTGTAA